TTAGACAGCACCTGGGTTGAGATTCCCATTGAATATGAAAATCCTATTACAAATAATCCTGTTTTTATCAGAGTGGTTGCAGGTAATTTACCTCCTGGATTAGAAATCAACGAGCATGGATTGATTAGAGGATACGCTGCTCCTCCCTTTATAAACGTCAACCTGCCCCCAGTCAACACTGTTGCTACAGCAGTAAGTAACAATGTTATAACATGCCTTAATACCAGTAACTTTACTGCAGGAAGACCTGTCGTTTTCTCTGGAATTTCTATTGGCGGAATAGTTCCTGACCAAACTTACTTCATCGCAGCAGTGATTAATGGAACGTCGTTCACCGTGTCTAATACAATGGATGGGCCGGTTGTTGGCTTCACTGATGCTGTTGGATATATGCCTGTACAGCTCCCTTCTATCACACGGGGTCAGCCAACTAGTAAGACATTCAATTTTGTTCTCAAGTTAGATAGTGCGTTAGGGAGTGACATTCAAAGTTATTCTATATCTGTAGTAAATCAGAATACTACAGTAAGTCAAGGTGGTCCTGGTCTAGGACCAAATTCAAGAATTCCTGCAATATTCAACACGAGACCAGAAACATTCCAACTGGATCGTGATTTAACTGACTTTGGTTATTATGTGCTACCGCCCGACGGGAAAGGCACAACATATCCTATAAGCCAACCTGCGTTCATTGGTACTATCACGAGCGACAATCGATTTAATTTTAGTATTTTGGGGTACGATTTTGACGGCAATGACCTACAGTATACTTTTCTTAATCTGCCTTTAGGATTAGTCGGCGACCCAGACACTGGTTGGATAACAGGAAACCCAGTAATCAATCCCGATAATGTTAGCATTTTTTCATTCAGTGTATATGCCACTAAAGTAGTATTCGGAACAGTGACTAGTTTTTCAACTCCTACTTTTACTTTCTCGTTTAAGATCGTGACTAACATAAACGGTGATATAGTTTGGATTAGTCCAGCAGATTTAGGTATAGTGCTGAATGGATTGCCTAGTATGGCATATGTCAAGGCGACTAGTGATATTGATCTTCGATACAGAGTCGTTCCCGTTCCCGGGGAGGCGCTTCCTCCTAATCTAACATTGCTATCTACCGGAGAACTATCAGGTATTGTTGCGTTTCAGCCAGGTACTGTAGTACAAACCCTAAACACCACGACGCCGTTCACCTTTACTATTGAAGCCTATTCAGAAACCTTTGCATCGTTGACATCTAGTCAGACGTTTACTTTATCAGTTTATCAAGAGTTTAACAATCCTACCGATATTCTATACATCAAGTGTACTCCTAGTATTTCAGACAGAAACTTACTAGCTACGTTGCTAGATAGTGACACTCTCATTCCGCCTGATTATCTTTATAGGTCAGACGATCCTTTCTTTGGAAAAGCAACGAGTGTTATCTATGAACATGCATACGGTATAAATGCAAGCAACATTGATGAGTATCTAGCAGCAATCACGAAGAATCACTACTGGAGACAACTTACTTTAGGTGAGATCAAGACTGCGGTTGCACGTAATAATGAGACCGGTGAGATTCTATATGAAGTAGTGTATAGTGAAATATATGACAATCTAGTCAATTACAATGAAACAAGATATCAAGTAGGATCGCAGTCAAACTTCATTAATCCACAGGGTGAAAGCGTATCAAAGGAAATTTATTGGCCAAGACCTATTCCGCTATTCTTAGGTCCTTGGTACGATAGTGAAACGAACATCTTTACTTCTTGGAATAATATTCCTGACGGTCAATTGGCGTTCACTAGTAGAACACCTGGTTTTGCAAGAATTTTGTATCCTAACTCTCTGCCTAACATGAGACAACAGGTAGTAGATGAGTTGGGGCAAACGCAGAATTACGAGGTACTGCCGCTTTGGATGACTAGTCAGCAACGTAGCGGATCAACTTTGGGGTTTACTCCCGCTTGGGTAATTGCGTACTGCAAGCCGGGACTAACTACGTTACCCGACAGCACACCGGTCAGCTATGCTCAGTATATTCAATATCAAATTCAGAATAACTGGACTAACGCACCGGGTGAGTTACAGACATTGAACACCATCAACTTTAAGATCGATAGATTCAGTGTGAATAAGAGTGCTACATACAACTATGACAACGACCTTAATCCTCCTGCTTGGACTTCATTGCCTAGTGCAGACCCTACACCTGATCCGATCGACTCCCGAGACTTCTACGTGCTGTTTGAGCAGGAAACAATTTTACCAGATGAAACCCAATACTAAATACAATACGGAAATAGGAAAATATGACTAGCCAAATTAACACAAACGGAATAGATGTAAATTATCCAGTACCCGGTCAGAACAATAGTTCTCAGGGGTTTAGAGATAACTTTGCTCAAATCAGAACCCAGTTAAACACTGGTGCAAACGAGATCACGGATCTCCAATCTAAGGTTGTGGTTAAAGCTGCTCTTAATAACTCGACTCTCAATAACGACATGGGCAATACTCTTATCAGTAACGCATCCACTCGTGGTTTCAGGGCAACTACTTATAACTTGGGCAACGCTCTTGCAGGAAGTGTCGTAGTTGATGTTAACAGAGCCGATGTACAGTTCGGCGCATTACAAGGTAATGTCTCGTTACAGTTCGGTAATTGGGCCCCCACTAATACACAAAGCAATGTTGTTTTAAGACTCACGTTTGCAAATAATTCGCCAGCTTATATCTCACTACCTAACAATTGCGTAAGTTCAAACAACAATTTCGGTGTAACCCTACTTGAGAATTATGCAAATGTTAGCGGAACTGCTACTCTGAGTGCTCCGGCAAATGCAAACATCATTGAACTTCGTTTCTCAACTATCGATTGCGGTACCACCGTCACAGTAGAACCTATCAATCGTCCCTATCAAACAACTCAAGTAGTCACCCGTGACCCTGCTCCAACCGGTCTTCCCGGTGATGTAAACGGTGACGTTGCGGTAGGTGCTTCGATCGGTCAAGTAACTGCTAACACAACGTTGAACGGTCCAACAGTCATCACTGCTAATACTTTCACATCAACTGGTAGTTCTATCTCGGGAAATACTCTTACCATCGGCACGGTGACCGCTGGCACCATTAGTGCTGGAATGCTACTCACTTCAGGTGTAGCAGCAAATACCTATATTGTAAGCAACCAGACTGGTACAGGGTCTGGATCAATTTGGACAGTAAGCCCAAGTCAAACGGTGTCTTCAACCGCGATTGATGGTTCTACTGGAATCATCACTGATGCAAACAACGTTGCTGTTCTAACTGTAGGTGTTCAGACTTCAGGTGTCGTTCAACCCGGTATGATTCTAAACGGAACCAACGTAACAGCAAATACTTTCATCGTTAAGAATATTTCGGGTTCGGGCAATGGCTCAACATGGCAGGTAAGCACTGCACAGTTTGGTGCAAACACAACTATCGGCGGCAATATTGGATTGTTGACAGTAAGTAATACTACTGGTTTCTATCGTGATATGCCGATCACCTTTACTGGTACAACATTTGGTAATATCAATGTAGGCACCACATATTACGTAAAAGAAATCGCAAGCGCAACAGGTATCACGTTGTCAACTACCCCAGGTGGAGCAATGTTGACTCTATCTAACGCTTCCGGTACGATGTCTGGTAACCCAGTAACATATATGTACTTGGCCACAAACGATTACAATTCCGATTCGTTCTCTAAGACAGTAACTAACACTTACGTAACTACTAACGACATCAAGCTAAGTGGCACGGCTAATCTATCAGTGAATGCTCCTATTGTGTTTACTGGTAGTGTTTTTGGTGGTTTAGCTGCTAACACTGTATACTATGTGAAGTCAATTGATAGTGGTAATTCAAATATCACGGTAAGTCAATCAAGATATAATGGCATCGCAGGATCACCTGTTCTATTAACTACGGCATCAAATACTGCGACTGCGACTGCAACTTGCTACACCGGAGGCAATGATATTTGGCAACGCATTAGCTTCAGTGCTTGGTAACATATGGAACATCCGTTTATAAATAATATCGGGGGCAAGTCACTTGAAGAACTTCAAGAAACTATGTCTGGTTTAACGAGCAAACTAACATTTGCGTATAGAACAGGCAACGGTCCCTTGATACATCAATTGCAGATGGCTCTTGAAAGCTACAAGAATCAGCACAGCAAGAAAATGGATGAGATTTTTGATAAACAAAAGCTAACTAACAAAATCAATATTCAGTCCGACAATGCACACAAGAATTGAGAAAGACGCCTTTTTTCAGGCAGGTGTTCATTTTGGAGGAAGTTTTTACGTAAACACCTATGAGCTAACTCTTTCTATGCTAGTAGAAACTGATGTGGACAGAGAACAAGCGATAGCAATGGAAAGATTGAATTATTTTTTAACCGATACTTTGCAGAATTGCTTGTTTATTCAAGACACCGAAATAGTCAGCATCGAAAATTATAAGAAAGCCGGACTTAAAATCTGCGAACTTCCAAAAGAACCATTAGATCAGGTAGTTGGAATGATACTTATACAAAAGCTGAATGCTATCATGGAAGACAGAATGGTTGTCACTGACCTCACATTAGGATCAGTGTTGAGCGAGGGCGTTCGCTATCACATCGTAGCCGAAGTAGCAGAAAGCATGATGAGTGGTGACTTTTGGTGGAACAAGCCTGACTTCTGCATATGCAGGAACCCATTCATTCAGGCAAAGTTCGGCAACATAGTTAAGCTATTCGATGATAGTGAATGGGCTAGATTGGGCTTAACTTGGAAAGAAAAAACATCCAAATAGCTTGACAACACCCCTATAACCTGTCACAATACCTTATATGATTACCGACAAGTATGGACAGCAAATCTACACAGAACAAGATATATGTGACTATTATATGGTCAACAATGACGCACAGCTAAAGAACGTGCTAGTCTCAGACAAGATCACGTTCAGTCCTGAACTAAATCTAGAAAAAATTCCAACTCTAATTCATCACATAGTCAACGAAGACTTGTCTGTCGAGGAATTCGATAACAGATGCAAAGAAAATTGGTATATTCCGAAAGAATATCTAGAACTCGACATTGCTAAGTTTGTTTTGGATCAATGTAAGACCGAAGCAGAACTACAACGGGCAGGTGAAGAGTTGTTAATGTACCAAGAACGTGATATGTTTGTTCTTCTACAGTATTTGAAATACCTAGTCGATACTATGCGTAAGAACAATATCGTCTGGGGTGTAGGAAGAGGTTCTAGTGTCAGCAGTTTCGTGCTGTATCTCATTGGGATTCATCGGATTGACTCGTTGTACTATGACCTGTCTATTAATGAGTTTTTAAAATAGTCGTTGTTTTACGGACATAAATACTAAAACAAAGGAGAACAAAAATGGCAGAATATCGTTCAGCATTAGGAAAATCAGTTGACATGGGATCCATTGCTTCAAGGAATGAGCATGTCCGCGCAGTCGGAAACATGAAGGTTAATGCTCGCGGCGACACCATTGATAGTCAGGGACGAGTAGTTACTCCCGTGACTAGAAAGGTAAGTGATGGGTATCAGCGTACAGTTTCTAATCGAGCAGCTAATGTCCTAAAACCAAAGAACGCAGCAGCCGCTGACGTTCAAGCAGGTGAAGAGCTTCATCCAGCCGAACTAGAGTTAGAAGATGATCACGAAGCCGAAGAAATTGAGGCTATCAAAGCAGCACAGAAGGTTGTCATCAAGCCAGCCAGCGAAGCTCCTGATTTCGTGATTCCGGAAGAAACTAAGAAAACTAAGTAACATGGCTAGTAGACGTAATCTATCTGTAACCAAAGTAATGAAGCTACGTCCACTAAAGGATACCATTCTAGTACATGGAATGGAGTTTAAGGAACGTCTAAGTCGAGGAGGACTTATTCTTCTAGACGATGACATGAAGAGCCAGGGAATTCGGCCGCGCTGGGGGCAAGTCTATGCAGTCGGACCTGACGTTAAAGATGTAAAAGTAAATGATTATATTATGATAGCACACGGTCGCTGGTCACGTGGTCAAACCATCGAAGACGAAGACGGCGAGAAAATTATCCGTAAAGTAGACCCAAATGATATTTTATTAATTAGTGATGAAAAAGTAGAAGACTACACAATGAGTGACAAAGTTGTTGCATAAAGAATTGGGAGAAGGGAAACTTTCTCCCAATTTCATTGACAGTTTGGGTATAACATACTATTATAAGAGCATGAATAACAAATCTACCTTAGTTAAAACAATTCCTTACCTCGCCGCCGTTGTAGCTGCAGGTGCTGCTGCGTATGCTATTGTGAAGACATATAAAACGGTCAAGAGTTTGGACGATGTTTTACATTCAATGTTTAATGGCAAGAAAGTAACCGATGAAAAATAACCTGTGGGTTGAGAAGTATCGCCCGAAACACATAAGCGATTACGTGTTTGTAAACGAACGTCAGAAGGAACAAGTTGAGTCTTGGGTACGAGACGGTTCTATTCCGCATCTTCTGTTGAGCGGTGATCCGGGCACAGGCAAGACTACCCTAGCAAAAGTTCTTATCAATGAACTTGACATCGAACATTTTGACGTTCTAGAGATTAACGCTTCTCGTGAGAACGGTGTTGCAATCGTCAAAGACAAGATCAACTCGTTTGCACAGACTATGCCCTTTGGCAGAATGAAGATTGTCCTACTTGACGAGGCTGACTACACTTCCGCTGAATTCCAAGCAGCACTTCGTAACGACATGGAAGCTTATGCAAGCACTGTTCGTTACATTCTGACTTGTAACTATCAGCACAAGATCATCCCTGCACTCAAGTCTCGCTGTCACGAGTTCCATATCGCAAAGCCTGATATGACTGACTTCACTGCTCGTGCAGCTACAGTTCTTTTCGCTGAAAACATTGAGTTTGAGTTGGATGACCTTGATACGTATGTTCGTGCGACCTATCCCGATCTTCGTAAGTGTCTGAATCAGCTACAGAACAATTCAACTTCGGGTAAGCTAGTTCCTACACATTCTGAAGGGTCAGGAGAAGACGAGATTCTTATCTCTGCTACAGAATTGTTCAAGGCAGGAAAGATTCTTGAAGGTCGTCAGCAGTTAATGCAGTATATCAGTCTGTACCCAACCCGCGTTGAAGACTGTTATCGGTTCATGTATGACAATCTTGATCTTTGGGGCAAGTCGCAAGAGAAGAAGGATGCGGCAATCATCATCATTCGTAATGGTCTTGCTAATCTGCCGCTCGTAGCTATCCCTGAAATCAGTCTTGCAGCAACACTTGTGGAGTTGACATCGTGATTCACTTTTCATTTAACCTAAGCTGGCCATGGTTCAAGGATTTTGAAGGCTTACAGCATGACTATTTCTATAAGGCATGGCGTGTAACTAAAAATAAAACCCTAGAATTGCAGATCAGTCGCAGTTCCGATACTCTAATCGGAGGGAGCTTTGATTGGCGTATGAATACTGATCATGCAGGTGTAATGTTTGATGTTAGCCTATTCCGTAGATTCATTCATGTCTCGTTCTGTGATAATAGACATTGGAACGATGAAGAAAATCGTTATGTGAACTATGATAATCCAGAAGAAGTGGAGAAGTACTGGTGAGATACCTTTTAATTTCATTTTTGAGAAAAAATAACGGACAGATTGACGAGATGGTCTCTGTCAGCAAGCGTGTTCGTACATCCGACATGAACTCGCAGAATGTTATCATGGACTTTGCCGAACAGAAGGTGGTCAAATGCGTCATTGAAGGTAAGGAACATGATACCTCTTTCGACCTAATGCGGCAGTATTATGCGAGGGTCTATCCTACTCTAGTTGAACAGTTAGAGAAGGAAGCACCCATCACGAAGAAGCAGGAAAAATTAGCTGCTATGTTAACTCCTCCAAAGAAGAAAAAGTAAACGGGGCATTGCCCCGTTTACCATATTGATCATTTATACATTGTTAAGACATGTTCAATAATTTTGTGTCTTCTAATATCCTTCACATCAAACTTACAAGCTGCCATACCGGGCACACGATAATTTTCAATCCTGTGCGTCAAATCCAGTAAGCCATTATCAGGTGTCTTACGATCAGTCTGCTCTACATCTCCAGTAATGACTATCTTACTCCCTTCACCGATCCTAGTCATCAGCATTTTCATCTGGCTAGGTGTAGCGTTTTGAGCTTCATCTAGAATGATCCAACTGTGTTTGAAATTGCGACCACGGCAGAATGCTAGCGGGGCAATCTCGATAACTTGTTCTTTAACCATATATTCAAGTTCTGTTGTAGTATAGAACTCTCTTAGTACGTCGAATAGAGGTCTTACCCACGGTTCCATTTTAGAATTTAGATCGCCAGGTAAGAATCCGTGTTTCTCGTCATCGACGGCTACGGCTGGTCTTGTTAGTAAAATTTTATTACAATCTCCTTGTCTCATCGCTTTAATTGCTGCTAGCATTGCTAGATAGGTTTTACCTGTTCCCGCAGGTCCGCTAACCACGACGATATCTGTTTCAGGGTCTGTCAATGCGATTATGTATTTTTCCTGATTTATGCTCTGAGGCACTAGTTCGACTGGTTTTCGGACTTTCTTGGGTTGGGTTTGGTTAAAGTCGATAGTCTTGGACTCCTTCACATAGAACGTCCTTTCGTCTGAGTATCGTTTTCTGTCTCTCGGTTGTGCGCTTGTTCTTCTTTTAGGCAAGTTTGATCTCCTAAGATATGTTACACTTCACTAGAGAACTTTTGTTCTCATTCTTACTTAGAAACGGTTCATTGAGTAAACTATGAGTACGCTAGAAATAGTTTCCGATGATAAATATGTTTTCGACTGCTGAGGTTGCTTTCCTTGTTTTGTTATTTCCAAAGATAAATACAATCATGAAAAGTTTACCAGCAGATAAATTCTTTAATGACATAGACTTTGTTAGCATCGTGGATACTATCCGCAATGTCTACATGAGTGATGGTTCTATGTCCACTTTGCTTGATTTCGAGCGAGTACTTGATGAAGCCGATCTGTACGCTTATAAAAACTGGTTGATCGGGGAGTTAGTACAGGGTCCTGTAGTAGGACGCTACTCAGCTACTTGTATATTCATGTGGCCACACCAGCTGATGCCCGACCCTAGGGGTGCAATGAGGCTACATCAGATCGGTTGTAAAGTGAGATTCGGAAAGTCAGAGATTGAGGTTCCCGTAGAAGTTAAAGATTACGAAGATTTCGTACCGGGTACTAACTACCCAAAGATGAACAAGCGTAAAGTTTGGTTCGTTGAGATTAAGATTCCGTTCGAACTCATGGATGACATCAAAGAAGGTAGTATCGATATTGCTGATGATACTATTGACTTGAGCGAGATCGAAGACGCATACAATGAAGACTTAGATGACTCCACTAAGGCAGAAGGTCAAGGACCGCAAACTGAACAGGATCTAGCACAGCCTGAAGCAGACGCTGCAGGTGGACCGTTCCCACAGGTGTAACAATGAAACTTAACGAAGGCCTCGACTATTTGGACCTCAAGGACCAATTGAAAAATGAAGTAACGGTTGACGAGTACTCAGCAAAGATGGGTCCTGATAACGCCATCGTGACTATCACATTTACTGTATATTCTAAGTTAGCAGCAAACGATTTGGTGACTTGGTTTGAGCGAGGGTATGACTGGGTACTTGATGCTAGTATTAGTGATGGTGAATTAGAACCAGGAAAATACCTCGTGTTCGTTGAAATGGACCGTCGTTCTAAGGTACCTTCACGCATTTGTACATTACTTTCCGATCTAGAAACACTAACTGGTATAAAACTAGAAGACTGGAACGTAAAAATTGAGGGTGAAGACTGTCCCGCTGACCCCGAAGCAATCGCTAATAAAATGATACTGAATCCAAACGTATATAAAGCTGAAAAAGAATCAGAAAAAGAATTGAATGAATTCCGAACTATCGCCGGTTTAGCAACTAAGCCGATGTATGAGGAAAATGCATACACTAGAAGCATCAAATATTTGGCAGGAATTTAATATGACAGACACCGACATTTCGCCAGCAGCAGACGTATTAGTTAAAAACAACAACATAGATTGGATCAACAAGCGGTGGCGCCCCGCAATGGGATGGATGTATATGTCAGTCTGTATCTTTGACTTCATTCTCTTTCCTATTCTTTGGTCTATTCTACAAGCATCAACACAAGGCAATGTATCAACTCCTTGGCTACCGCTCAGTTTACAGGGTGCCGGTCTCTTCCACATCGCAATGGGTGCTGTGCTTGGTATTGCTGCGTATGGTCGTACTAAGGAAAAGATCGAAGGTGTACTTTAACACTTGACAATACATTCTCGGTATGTTAATGTATGACAATGGATCATTATAACACACTAGGCGTTGCGCGTTCAGCTACGCAAGAAGAAATCAAAAAGGCTTATCGCAAACTTGCGATGCAGCACCACCCTGATCAAGGTGGAAATCAGGATGATTTCCAACGATTGCAGGATGCCTATAGTGTGCTAGGTGATCCGCAGAAACGTTCTGTGTATGACAACCCTCCGCAGCAGTATCACTTCGGTCAACAACCAGGTGGATTCTCATTCAATGTTAATGGATTTGACTTGAACGAGATATTCGGAGCAGCGTTCAGTCAACAATTTCAAAATCAGCAACCGCAGAAACAGGTTTATCGTACCAGAGTAAATGTCTCGCTAAGAGATGTATATCATGGAAAAGAACAAGTATTACAATTAGGCACTCCTAAAGGTAACAAGACAATAAAAGTTACTATCCCTGCGGGTATTCAATCAGGTCAGAGCATTCGTTATGAAAACTTGATTGATGATGGTGCTTTGATTATTGAATATATCATCCAACCTGATCTTAGATTTACTCGTGAGGGGGATAACCTCTATGCAAATATTCCCATTTCAGTGCTTGATCTTGTAGTAGGTACTAAGATGAAATTTAGAACTCTCGACGATGTTGAACTAGACATTCACATACCGCCCAGTACACAACCTTATCAGCAAATTAGGCTAGCGGGTCACGGAATGCCCGCAGCAAATGGTGGAAAAGGGGACCAAATACTCTTGCTAAAACCTCTGATTCCTGCTAACATCAACTCTGAAATCATTGATGCAATCAAGCGTCATCGCCCTAACTAAATATTTTTAAAGCAAAAGGATTAACAATTGCAATCGTCACCTGAAATTGAGAATATCATTGAACGTGCCATTGAGGCAGCAAAGCAGCGCCGACATGAGTATTGTACGGTAGAGCATCTGCTTTGGTCGTTGATTTCTCATCCTCCGTTCAAGAAGTGCTTGAACAGCTTTGGAATAGAAACCGATCTCATGATTCAAGAAGTCGAAGCATATATTAACGGTCTTCATGCTATCGAGTCCAAGAACCCCGACTGTCAGCCGAAGCGCACTAATACACTTGAGCGTGTGATGAATCGTTCAGTCACTCAGGTGCTGTTTACAGGTCGTCGCCAGGTGATGACGATTGATCTGTATATGAGTATCATTCATGAGGGCAACAGTCATTCTCATTATTTCCTACTTAAGTATGGTGTCAACAAGGCTGAATTTCTTAATCACTGGCAGCTGAATTACAAGGGTGGTGATTTTGCGGGTGGCATCAGCACTACTCAAGCTGACGAAATTCTTGAAGAATACACTATCAATCTCACTGAACTTGCTCGTCAAGGAAAGCTTGAGCCTGTTATCGGCCGTGCTAAGGAAATTGACGACATCATCAATGTTCTCGCAAAGCGTTTCAAGTCTAACGTACTGATGGTCGGTGACCCGGGCGTTGGTAAAACTGCAATCGCAGAAGGTATCGCTAACGCAATCATCGCAGATGAAATTCCTGATTTCTTGTCGGGGTATGAGTTGTATTCTTTGGAAGTAGGTTCGCTGCTAGCCGGTTCTCGCTATCGCGGTGACTTCGAAGAAAAAGTCAAGAACGTAATCGAAGCATTGACTATCAAGAAGAAAGCAATCCTCTTCATTGATGAAGCGCACACCATGCAAGGTGCAGGTAATGCAGGTACTGGTGGCGGAACAGACTTCGCTAACATGCTTAAGCCAGCCATCACTAAGGGTCATCTTAAGGTCATCGCTTCTACGACTTGGGAAGAATTCTACGAATCTTTCGAAAAGGATCGTGCATTGATGCGTCGATTCTACAGGGTCACTATTGACGAACCTTCTCGTGATTCTACCGTTCGTATTCTTAGCGGTCTCTCCACTCGCCTCAATGAATTCCATGAAGTTAACATCACGGAAGAAGCAATCGAAGCCGCAGTTGATAGTGCTGATCGTTATATTCACGACCGCAAGAACCCTGACAAGTCGATTGACTTGCTTGATGCGGCTTGTGCAAAACAACGTGTTCTTGAAAACAAGGGCGCAGAGATCACTAAGGCATTGATCCACGAGCAAGTAGAGAAGTTCACCGGGGTGCCTGCTGACAAGTTGAGCGGTGATAACTTTGATCGTATCAACAATCTCGAATTGAACGTGAAGAATAAGCTCTATGGTCAGGATGAGACTGTGGATAAGGTTCTTGAGCGTGTATACGTCTCGTTTGCGGGAATCGGTAACGACAAGAAGCCGATTGCGAGTTTCTTGTTCTTGGGCCCGACGGGCACGGGTAAAACAGAATTGGCAAAGCTGCTGTCCAAGAATTTGGATATGCCCCTTCTCAAGTATGACATGTCGGAGTACGGCGAGAAGCACAGCGTAAGCAGCTTGATTGGTCCTCCCCCGGGTTACGTGGGCTTTAGTGATTCGCAAGTACAAGGTGGACGCTTAATCTCAGACCTGAGCAAGAACCCGCACTCTATCCTACTGTTTGACGAAGTTGAAAAGGCACACCCTGACATCTTCAACATCTTCCTTCAGATGCTAGACGAAGGTCGTGTTACTGGTTCGAATGGTAAGGAAGTGTCAATGAAGAACTCTATCATCATTCTGACTTCTAATCTGGGGTCTGCTGACAATGAGCGTAATAGCATCGGCTTCGGCTCGCTAGAGAAGACAGGTGAAGATGACAAGGCTCTCAAGCAGTTCTTCAAGCCTGAATTCCGTAATCGTCTTGACATGGTTTGCAAGTTCAACAAGCTGGACACACTGGCTATCAAGAAGATCGTCATCAAGTTCGTCGAAGAATTGAAGAAGCCCCTGCTAGAAAAACACGCCATCGCTCTCAATCTTTCTGAGCCGGTAGTTGACTATCTTGCAGAGCAAGGTTATGACAGCAAGATGGGCGCTCGTCCTCTTGCTCGTAAGATCGATGAATTGATTCGTGTTCCGCTATCAAAGAAGATTCTCTTTGAACGTATCAACAATGCGAACGTCATGGCAGTCATGGAGAACGGTGAAATCACGTATAACGTAACGCATAAGCAAACAGCAAGGATTGGTGATGACGGTATTATCCAAGTCGAAAGTCAAGGTTAAAGACAGTAGGTGTCTATACTTCAACAAGTTTAGCTATAAAGTACGCTTGAAGGCTAACGAGTTGCAGTGCGTTCCTAGTTACGCCGGCCATATGGATAGCTTTCGGCAGATACTCAAAGAACGGTTAAAAACCCAAACGAATTATAGTTACTATCGAAAAAAGATCGACCGAGATAAAGTAGATTATGAAGCTGTCGAGAAGTTCTTAACTTTTCGCAATACGTACATTAAGAACAAGAATCTAGTGTCTTTTCGTCATGAAGGAAGTAGTGTTTTCATATATGCTAATGAATTAAAAATCATTAATGAGGCACTAGATATTGGTTTCACCGCTGAAGTTACTCAGGTCGTTCCCATGCCTTCCAAAGTGATTTTGTTTAAGAAGGATCCTCCTGCTGCATATAGAATATACTGTAAAACTTCAACGCAGCCAAGTTCTATTAGACAAGAACTACTTGACTATTTGGAACGTACTCCTGATATGGTACCAAGTAGTGCATTGGAAAACTCATTAATTAAAACTTGGCCGCGGGCATATTTTCAAAAAAGTTATTATTTTGACTACAACGACGATAGAAACACCCTAGTGATGCATCTATTGTTTCCAAACCTTTTGGGTGAATCTTACAAATTAGAAAAGAAGTAGGGTTGAGATAAATACTCTTATAATAACGGAGTATTTTATGGCCAAAATGATTGAGGATGTAGTTGTCATCAAGTTATCTAAACTTGTTAAAGACAGCGATACCGCAACTGCAATTGTCACAGAAGATGTGCAAGCTGCATTAGAACAAGTAGCTCAAGAACTCGCTGGCGAAGGTGTCTTGGTAGAAGTTGAGAAAGCGTAATGGCTCAATCTACTACCTTGATCCTTCTGCCGCAAACGGCCTATGCTAATCCGGGCAACGGTGCGCCCTATACGGTAACTGGTAACTCGCAGCCCGGAGCAGGATATTATCTAGGTAATAGAGATTTACAGACTGTCAACATCAGTCTTTCTAGCTGCGTGGGTAACATTGTTATCGAAGCTACTCTTGCTACAGCCCCGAACGATGTTGACTGGTTCAAAGTTTACGAACTAGAAGCAAATGCATTTGCTCCGGCTAATTCTGTCCCGCAACTCGCATCCAATGCTTCACTATACACCAACGTTGAAGGTAACTTCGTCTATCTGAGAGCTAAAGTAGAAGACTTTCAGAACGGCGGGGTCAATTACGTCAAATTATCATATTAAAGAAAGAGATAAAATGGAAACAACAATCAACATGAAGGCTCAATTCGAAGCTTTCCTCGCAGAAAACGAAAAGTTTGAAAAGGGTAATAGTGCTGCCGGCACTCGTGCCCGCAAGGCACTTGGTGAACTTGCAAAGCTTTGCAAGGCCCGCCGTAACGAAATCACTGAAGAAAAGAACGCACGTAAAGAAGCGAAGTAAAACCGAGTTACTGATGTGAAGATTTCTCAGATCATCGTAGAAAACCGCAAACGCTTAGTAGAAGGCGGAAACCTTGCTATCCGTGGTCATGAGGCAGAACATCTTGATCTTAAGGTAACTAACAGAGGATACATTGTTCCTATTCTGAACAATCTTCTAGCATCTATCGATGCAGCCTTTGCTAAACAATTCAAAAAGCCATTATGGAGCCCTGAGCTACTAAAGAGCGGGGAGTTTCTGAGCGGGTCTAGCTTGCACTTCTTTAATGTGCAGGGCATTCCTGATGAGACATTCGTATCCAAGAAGCCTACTGTAGGTGATATGGACACAATGGTTAATAAAGAGCTAGAGGCTGAACTAAGTCAGTTCCTAACTCAAAACGAAGATAAGCAGATAGGCCCTGCAGTCTTGAGAGGCTTTCAGCGTGGCAACGAACAGTTCAGTTCACTCTGGGAGCTTCAAGACCCTCCCATCAAGATTCAAATTGACTTTGAGTTCGTAGAATTTGAAGGTGAAAAGCCAACTGACTGGGCACGTTTCAGTCATAGTTCAGCTTGGGATGATCTACAAGCAGGCGTAAAGGGCGTATTCCATAAGCTATTGATTCAAGCATTCACTGCATTGACTCGTAAAGAGTTTTACTTACGTAAACTGGTAGGTCGCGGTAAGGCACGCCAGGAAGAAGATGTACCTACAGTAGATAACATGTATAGCTTTGCAGTGTCATCTAAAGAAGGTGGCGGCTTACGAGCAAAGTACGATCCGGTCATAGATGCGACAACCGGCAAGCCAGAAATCAAAGACGGCAAGCCAGTAATGAGAGCGGCACCTACATCGGGCTATATTCAAGATATTGGAAATATTTTTCAAACTGTTCTTGGTAAGCGTTTGGACCCTAAGAAGGTACAAGAACTATCAAAGAACTTTTGGTCATTCTCTGGCTTGCTTGACGTAATGAACCAGTTACTTTCTCCAGACGAAAAGAATCATGTTGTACAAGCGTTCCTGCTGAAAGTAATTGGACCCGGTGCTCAGGGTATGTATAAGAACAACCCCGACAAAGATAAAGCAGAGAAAGCTACTGCTATCAATCACCTACTTAAAGTATTAAAGGTACCTAAGCCAGCTAATCTTGATCAGATGATGAAAGACTACTATGCTGGTTATAGGATGACTTCTGCTGACGAAGCGGGTGAAAAGACTAACGAAATCGTCAAGGGCATGGCAAAGAATGCGCTAGATGAGAATGCTCCTAACTATAAGCGCAAGGGCATTCCGCATATCTACAATCCCGGAAGCAGCGTCGAAATGAAAGATGCCGACTTCATTCGCATGTGCCAAGAAATTGCGGGCATGGGCGGAAAGCTCGACGGTGCTCCTATCAATCTCAAAGTAGACGGTGCTGGTATTCGCTTCGGTAAAGACGAACAGGGCAAACCATTCTTCATGACTTCTAAGGTCACTGATCCTAAGTATGCTGAGGACTACGGTGATTTTGAGCAATTTGGTACCGTTATGGGGCAGGATCCTGAGCGCCTTGAGTTCACGAAGAAGTATGATGAAGCCCTAAAGACTATCGTATCAGCAGACTTTATCAAGCGTCTTCCCGCTGACACTATCGTTCAAGCAGAAATGCTATTCATGCCGATGGGCAAGCAAGCAGAAGACGGTATCACATTCGTAAATATTCCATATGATCAAAAGAAGTTAGGGACTATCATGACCTTAGTTCCATTCAGCGTGAAGACTTTTAGCACAGGTGAGCCAAAGCCCGACGCTGCTAAGATCAAGCAAGAATTGCTAAGAGATAGCACTAAAGAAATCAAGATCGTAAACAATCAATTAAATCAACGTGACCTAGATGTAAGCCCCGTCATCAACCCTATTGTTAGGAATGCAGATGCATTACTGGCTGCTGTAAAGTCGCGCGGCGAATCAGAACAGAAGACTAAAGCAAAAGAGATCCTATCTCATGCTCGTAAACAATTAAGTGATGCTATTATTAATAGTCCAAGACTAGAAGGTAAGGATCAATTAGGTAATATGATCGAAGGCCTAGTCCTTAATCTACCTAGTGGGTTGCTTGCTAAAGTAACTAGTACTGATATGAAAGAAAAGATGGCTGTAAAGCAAGCAGCTAACAGAAAACCAACTGAGAATAATCGCTCTAAGCCAGCAGTCGTTACTGTTGGTAGCTTTGTCGGTCACCGAGGTCATGAACAACTAATCAATCAAACCATCGATACTGCGAAGAAAGTCGGCGGTGACCCGTATATCTTTGTCAGCCCAGTAGTTGGTCACGACGATCCTATTCCACCTGATATGAAGTTGCAGACACTACGCAAGCTCTATCCTGAATATGCTAACAATATTCAGTTGTGGAATGCTCAGGGTACTCCAATGAAGAAGATCGAAAAGGAACTAGTTATTCCTGAGAATAGTCCTTATAATAAGATCATTTTACTTGTAGGTAGTGATCGTTACGACAGCATGAAGAATTGGATGGACTCTCTTGAAAAGAGAATGAAGGATCCGGCAGCAGTTGCTAAGTACGGCGGAACACAAGATCAAGTAGACTTTGAAACTATCAGAACAGAACGTGAAGCAGGCAAGGGTGGAACTGGAATCAGCTTTACTATGCTCCGTGATATTCTAAAGGATCCGAATGCTAGTGAAGAAGCTAAACTACAGTTATGGTCTAGCGCGTTTGACTCTAAGAAATTGGGCACGGCTTGGATCAAGAATCTCATGCACATCGCATCCGCCGGAATCAAGCATAAAAAGATTAAAGAATTCGTCCAGAGAATCAAACCTCTCATCAATGAGGCCACGCCAGAACAGAAAGCTAAGTTCGTTAAATTGTTGAGTGAAGCTAAAGCTCAATTAGACGAGTACAATATCCCAGGAACTAAGAAATTTATTCAGCAAGCGCACGACACAGAGCAAGGTCAGATGTACGGTGATAGGCCATATTCATCACATCCTAGACAAGTTGCTGCGATTGGTAGAAGATTTTTTGGTTCTAGATTCAATGCAGAAGCATTTAAAGTAGCTCTACTGCATGATGTACTAGAGGATACACCATACAAGCCCGAAGACTTAGCTGAACGAGGATTCAGTCCAGCCGTGATCCAAGCAGTGCAGTTGCTCACGAAAGATAAGTCATTGTCTTATTCTGACAATATCCGTAAGATCATCAATAGTAAGAACCCTCTTGCTATGATGGTAAAGTATAGTGACAATTATATGAACTATACTGGTGACAAGTCACACTGGGCTCCCGAAAGGGCCGCAGCCTCGCAGAAGAAATACCTAGCAAGCTTGAATATGCTAGGTGATGTCTTGGGCGTTGAGCATCATGTAGAAGAAAAAAGTAGTTTAACCGAAAACAGCGATTATTTAGAAGAAAAATAATTTCACCCCCTTCTCACTGTGTAAATATCATTGTTAGTTGCACATTTTCAAGAAGAGGACTACATGGCACGTAAACCAACAAAGACTAAGAACGCTTCGGAAGAAGCAACCATTCCTGTAGAGCAATTGCAGGAAGCTGTTCAGGAAATCACTGAACAGCAAGCTCAGAATCAGCAGCCACAAGAAGGTCAAGTTCAAGTTAACGTAGACTTCCTACGTACGACTAAGGTTCATATCGCAATGCCTTGTTACGGTGGTATGTTGACTGAATCAACATTCATGTCGTTCATCAAGTGGGCAAACACTGCTCGTCAGTTAGGCATCGACTGGACGCTTGAGACGATGGTTAATGAATCGCTTATCAGTAGAGCTAGAAATACTCTCACTGCTAAGTTCCTAGACATGCCCGAAGCAACCCACTTGTTCTTCGTTGACGCTGATATCGGTTGGGAGCCCTGGCACTTGCTAGTCCTCTTGAACAGGGACGTTGACGTTATCGGCGGACTATATCCAATGAAGACGATGCCCATCAAGTGGGTTGTCAACGGGTTTGAGGGTGCAGAAGAAGGTCCGGATGGCCTTCAAGAAGTATCAAAGGCAGGTACTGGCTTCCTTCTCATGAAGAAGCATGTATTCGGTAAGATGAACGGTCACCCGGCCGTTAAGCAGTATAAGAACGACATCGGTCTTGATCCAAAGTACGACCAGTACTTGAAGACTTACTTCGACACTGCTGTTCGTCAGAATCGCTACTACAGTGAAGACTGGACGTTCTGCGAGAACTGGCGTGATATCGGTGGTAAGATTTGGGTTGACAAGCGTGTGTTGCTCCGTCACTCTGGCTCTTACGTGTTCTGTATGGAAAATCAACAGCATCTAATGGACACGGTTGGTCCAATGTATGTCGAAGCTCAAGCGGCTAAGGCAGCGGCAGAAGCAGCACAAGCTGTTACACCAGAAGCTACGCCGCCCGAGGCATAATACTACGATAATGTATGCTACACTAAGAGGCCTCAGAAATGGGGCCTCTTTTTGTTTCTAAGATAAATACATTATCAACGGAATGGATGACCACCTATGAAAATTACAGATATTTGCGAATCAACAACTTCAGGCTCAGTTGCTACTGTAGCAGCCCCAATGAACGGCGGACCACTAAAGCGTTCTGCTGTAGGAAAAGGCGTGTACGGAAAAGAACCAGCAGGTAGTTTGTTTACTGGTAAGAAGACTTCAAAGAAATTTGCCAATAGCAAACTTAATGAAGAAGGTGGCTTTCCAGGCGAGAGCGTGACAGTTATTTATATTGACGATAAACCTGTCGTACAGTACGCTAAACCTGAAGAAGCTGATAAAGCACTAAAGCTTCTTCGGAAGAAACACCCCGAAGCGAAAATTAAATATAAGCAGGAAGTCAAAGAAGCTGGGATGCCTTCACCAGTCATCAAGCATAAGCAAAAACTAGCAGGAATGTCTGACGCTGAACTAGCAGAACGTCTTAAAGACAAGTCAGATGATGAATTGAAAAAGATGGCAGAGAGACACGGTTACGGTAAGATGAGTCCTCACTATGTGAGTCGTGTCAACAAAGGTAAAAAAATTAATGAAAACGAATTGCAAGAAACCGATCTAATCATCGGGCCGGGACAAGGCCATAGATTAAAGAGTGGTTTTATTTCACGCGCCGAAGATCGCCGTGATCACGAAGTTGAGATGGCACGCAGTGACCTGCATCAAGCTCACAAAAATTCAAGTAAGATTCACCGATTAATCAAGAACGTTTCTGAAGACGATGGGCTTGAAGGCTGGGTACAAGCTAAGATCACTAAAGCAGCAGATTATCTAAACTCAGTTTGTCAGTATCTTGAAGGTAAACAACTTCAGGAAATGACCGGCGGTGTTATCGCCGGGGGCGGAGTTGGTGAAAGTTATAGCAGTGGAAATAAGTCTTATAACGCAACAGTAAGTCACCGATTTGCAAACAGATTTGGGTATGATTCAGATTATCAAGCGACCAAATATAAAGCTAACAAATATGATCCAAAAACTGGTCTAGGAGGATATGTTGCTCCGCATGTTTATAATACCAGAGATGAATCAAACATCATGATTCAGTTGCAGAAAAATATTAATTCAAATCGTGCATCACCGCTAGAATTTAAAGATGGCAGTACACTAGAAATTGGACCTTCTGCTGCAATCGCGGCATTGAATAGGATTGCTTCAATGAAAGCGGCAGAAAAGCACGAAACAGTTAAAAATCTTGCGTTGTCAAAAAATAATTTTATTAGTTTTCTAAATAACGTTGATCAGTTGGAAGAAGGCATGGGTCTTAAGCAGCTTGCAGCCGCAGCCGCAGCAATAGGCTACATGCTTGTCCCAAATAACGTTGGTGATGGAACAAGCGGTAGATCATCGGCTGACCGGGCATATGACACCTATCTATCGCAAACTCCCGATCATCTGATACCGAGGTATACGACTCCCACTAAAGGCAAGTAATCATGAGTTCTATTCGCAAAAGCATGATTGTTAGCGGAGGGGTAGGATAAGTGCGGAACCTCATCAACCTCTTAGAAGCAGTTGAGAAAGGTTGCCCCCGTGCCACCCATGATATCGATTTAAATCTTAAGAATCGTCAAGTTGCGATTGATGAATACTTGTACGGGCCGGCTAATCCAAATAAGCCCGGCTCCTACTGGAAAGACTTGAGTAAAGTATTTAAAGTAGATGAATCTACAGCTAAGTCAATGATGTGTGGAAACTGTGCAGCATTTGATGTTAGTGATAGTATGCGTGACTGTATAGCAAGTGGCATCAAAGGTGACGAAGATAATATTGATCCTAATGCTACTATCAATTTAAGTGATTTGGGATATTGCAACTTCTTACACTTCAAGTGTGCAGGAAGTCGTAGTTGCAAAGCATGGGTAACTGGCGGCCCAATCACTGAAAAAGATAAGAACAGGAAGGCTGATTGATATGAAGCGATATATCGATCATCTTGCGAACCAAATCGGAAAGATTATCGTCGTCAAGACAGGTGACGAGTTCGATGAGGTCACGACCTATTATATGCAGACCTTCGACGGCTGGCGCCGTCTTGAATACCGTGGCCCGCAGAAAGGCATCCCTATGTTTGCCCTCACCGGTGATGTTGAGAAGAATCTTGATTTGCAGAAACACACCCCGATGGTTGGGCCGCTCGTAGCAGGAGAGAAGATCAAAACGCCGATTCAAGTCTTTGCGGCGGCCGATGGCTCACAGTTCCGAACAGCTTCTGGGAAGTCGTTCTACAAGAAAGGCGACCGTATCGAGTTCGAGGGTAAACTCTATGGCATCGAAGGCATTTCACCTGATACGGTGTATGTTGGGAAACCAACAACAGGATCAAGTAACATGAGCAGCATCCTGAAGGGCATCGTTGATGAAGGAGATGTGATACAGGGCCCATGGAAGAACCCTGTCGCCACTCAAAAAACCAATGCTGCTAAATTAGCATCACAGTTTTTATCAAGTGAATATGCTCCGAATGATTTAGAAGATGAAGACATTGAAGACGTAGCAGAATATATTGTAGAGTTCTTGCTGAAGTACCATGAAGAACTTACAGACACTATGGATATAGACGACATAGACATCCTCGCTAAGAGAATAAGTCATGAAGCTTTCATTCAATCAGACTTGCTAGACGAAGCACTGGAAGAGAACCTTCACAAATGGTTCAAAGAGAAGTGGGTTCGCTTCGGACCCGATGGCAAGATTCGAGGAGCTTGTGCAAGAGGCAGTGACAGTGAAGGTAAGCCGAAGTGCCTCCCGCAGAAGAAAGCACAGAATTTAGGAAAGAAGGGTCGTAAGTATGCAGCTTCAAAGAAGCGCAGAGAAGACCCAAATCCAGAACGTACAGGAAAGGCTAAAAACGTGGCTACTAAAAAGAAAACTAACGAAGAACAACTAGACGAACTCAAGTGCTGGTCGGGTTATACAAGAGTTCAAGGTGTTCCGGCAGGTGCTCCGGGTAGTTGCAAAAAGAAAACTAATGAAGAACTTGGTGAGAAATGCCCTCACTGCGGCGGCGAGCTAGTCAGTGAAGAAATGATGAACGAAAAGCAGGATGCTTGCTATCACAAAGTCAAGTCTCGCTATAAAGTATGGCCAAGTGCATATGCATCAGGTGCTTTAGTGCAGTGCCGTAAGAAGGGTGCAAGTAACTGGGGAACTGGCGGAAAGAAAAAGAACGAAAGCTCTATCATGAAGGGTATTGTCGGTGAGCATGTTCCCAATGAAAGTATTGAAGAAGAATGGACTCATGAGTATAGCCCAGGGAACACTTCACATTGGTCTGGCTCAGTAAATACAGGTAAGTACACACATAACGGACAAGTGGTAGCCATATATAAGGGTTTTGAACATCCTAATACAGGTAGTCAGTCCCACATTAAAGTTAAGTTTTTACCAACCGGCAAAGTTAGGCAATTCAGTAATACTAGGTCTGGCTTCAAAGAAGCTGAAAATTGGATTCTGTCAGACTGGCGCCTGCAGGGCTCGGCCGCAGATCAAACAGGAAACATGTTTGAAGCACTTAGACCAGAACAAAGAGCCAAAGAGATAAAGAAGATTGTTAGTTTCATCGTGAGTTATATCGGGGATGACCCGAGTGATTCTGCTATTGCTGATGCTGCCAAATACGAGGCAGATCGAAGCAAAGCCGAATACGATGCAAAACGAAGCGACGGCTTTCTTAGTTCTGATGACATTTTTGAACCATTGTGGAAACACTTCAGGGAACCGACACTAGAAGCATCTAGCCCAGCACAACAAGCTGCTATTGCCATCAATATGAAGAAGAAAGGCCAGAAGCCAAAGAACGACGTACAGGAAGATTACACCGGAATGTATGCAGCAGAAAAGACTCCGAAGATTAATCCATACGGTGGACGGCCGGATCGTCAGTTCAGGGGTGCTATCAGTGAGATAAGTGATACTCAGACAACTGCTAATCAAACCGGCGGAATCATCACCCCGAAACACGATGAAGCTTATGCAACATTAAAAAGAGCAGCACCGAAGTTATACCAATATATTCGATATGACGCAGCCGTTCCTCTTGATCCAATTCTTACTTTGCAGGCTCTGCGCTACGCGCGGGGGAACGAGGAAGCAGTATTACAAGTAATGAAACAAGGATTAGCACAAGATACTTTAGCAATGTATGGCGATAAGCATCCCGATGCAGTGCCTGAAAGTATGAATCGTTTCTGGAAGAAAGTTTTAACAGAGATGCCGAACACTTCAGGTCCGATCGGGACGCAGCCCGGTGGTTGGCGTACATATAAAGCAAAGCCAGCCGGCGAGATCGAAGAAGACACTGCATACGCAGGTGGCATGGGGCAAGGCGGTGCCGCCGGACAATCATATCGCAAATTCACGCCAAAGATGGCCGGAGTCATTAAGAAAGAAAGCTCCATCATGAAGGGCCTCAGAAAAGAAGGAAGATAAAATGGCCTTCAATGATATTAGTGCTTTTATTGAAAAAATGAAGATGTTAGAATCTACTGATACCATCGCGGAAGAACCAACAGAGCCTGTACCTTGCGTACATCCCCTAGTGCTTGCGATGCGTGAACTTCAATCAGAAGGTATTGTCGAGTCGTATCACACTGATAGTCTTGCGTTAACTGAGATTACAGAGGACGACGAGATTGACGAAGAAATTGCTTATCATGGTTCGATAGATGATATCACTGCGTTTCGACCACGCACTCACTTTGGCACCGAGCAAGCTGCTAATGATAGAATGACGTATAAGAAATATACAGAAAATACTGTGGTTGAAGCAAGCCCCAATACGGTAGAGGGTAGCTTTACCCCAGACTTAGTTGAAAGTAAAACATGGCTATGTGATATCTTAGCTAAAGGACTTAAGGGTAAAAATGCAGGCACCATATATGCATTGGGTAGTTGGTATGGTAATATAGGAATCTTTCTTGAACAAGCTAATGTTAAGTTTGATAAACTTGTATTAGTTGAGCCAAACAAAGAATGGCTACAGCACAGTAAAAAATTACTAAAGACATTGAATGATGAGGGAAAATTAGTATTACTTAATCAAAAAGCAGAAGACGTAGTATTTAAGAAGCCCGGAATAATAATCAATACAAGTTGCAATGAGACAGGTCCGATATTTCTCACTAAAATACCTAAGGGTATGCTCTGTGCATTTCAAGCAAGAAACAACGTAGATGATGTATTGATTAGTACCGACGACTTGCAAGAATTTGATGAACTGTTTCCCCTAGAAAAAACTTATTATACTGGTGAAAAAGAACTAACCGATCCTGAAACAAATTATGCTCGTTTTATGAAAATCGGTAGAGCAGGGACTGAGCTATCCGAGACTGCAAGCACCGGTCAAGGTGGAGGTTCTGCAGGCATCAGCGGCGGACAGATGGTAGGTGGTCCTACTACATATGAGCAAGAATACGGCATGTTCAAGCGCAAAGGGCCTCGTAGAATCACTGCGATGACTAATGAAGATACGAGTGACCAGACTATCACCTTAAATCAAATTTACAAGAATAACAAGCCAGATAACGACGAGAGAATCTGGGATTACGGCACGGGTATCTGGGACACCCCATTTGAAGTAGGAACAATAGGCCCTAGAAAGCTAGACTTGTTTTTGTGCGAGCAGTATGGAGTAGAGTTTATTGAAGACTTGTTTGGAAGATTGAGCGAAGAACAACACGAGATTGTTGATGAATACATCAACGATCCAAATCTTTCAAATAGAATTATTGTACTAGACAACGGTTATATTGTTGATGGCAATCATCGTGCTATCGCAGCCGCACTAACTAAAAGACCTATCAAGTACATCGATATAGGTGAGGAAGAGCTAATCGAAGCAACATCAGCAAGACTCAAGGACCTATGCACGGTAAAGACTAATTTCCCTGATGCTGACTTTTGGCTACAACGCAATGGTAGTGAATCTACAGTTGGCACACCAACTAAAACCTTTTCACCAGACAATATCGGAATCAAAGTCACTGCTACTGATGTACTAGATCCTACGTATCTATACTACATGATGATGCATATTCATAATACTGGTTACTGGGAAGCAAGAGCAACGGGTACATTAAGATTGGTTCACATCAAAGCAAGTGATGTTGCTAATATGTCGGTTGGCAGTAACTCAGTAGAAGAAAGTACCGATCTACTGTTATCAGGAACACATCAACAAAAGCATGGTCGTCTCAAGAGTAAAGGGCCCGAACACCTCACTGCGATGACAAATGAATCACTAGACTCTAAACCATACAAATATGATTTTTACCAAATTGGAAATAATTACATAGCTACTTTCGTGACTGCTAATAATATTGAATATGAGACTATTATAAGGCTATTGGGTATGACTAACACACAGGCCGCACTGACCGCCGACGGCGAGCCTATTGAGGTATCATTTCGTATCGATGATAAAAATGGAAAACCTAAAACCGGAATCGAAAATACAGGTGATGCGCGTAGAGTCTTTGCCACCGTCATCGATATTGTCAAAAAGTATACCATCATGCATGAACCTATAGAAATACATTTTTTCGCTGAAGAACCTAGTAGAGTTAAGTTATATGACGCATTCATTGCCCGATTAGACAGAGGACTGCCTGAATATGAGCTTGTTGATTCCTGGAAAAGGGGAGCGACTGGCAAGCACTACATGTTGCAACTGAAGACATTTAAGAAATAATAATGTCACACTTAAAAGAAGTAAACAAGGGATATTTTGAGCATCTATGTCATGCATGGAAAATTGCGATTGTTTTAATAGTGCATGGCATATTCCCTGATGTTTGGAAAACAAAAGCTAGCGATCTTCTAAACCAAAAGTAATATTAGAAAATAATAATCCAATCTTTAATTGAATCTAACTTTTTGCGAAACAGACAGCGCACTTTCTTAATGTTGATTCCGTACGCAAGTGAAAATTCACCGGGGGTAAGGGTGACTTCTTCACCTGTTCCTGTATTTCTAAAATGATACTGTGTGTGGTTATATCTGGGATTATTTTTACCCACCTTACTTCTTTTAGTAAATTTGTCAGCAAAGTCGGTGTTAAAGGACCGGCCTTTGATCCAACCAATCGGTATAGAATCATCTTGTTGTATCTTCTTATTAGTTGCCCCGTCTGTTATCCATATAGTACCGAATGAGGGATTGCGTGGCCCGGCGTTTGATATCTTAGCTAACCTAGATTTCTCTTTCGGGGACAAACTCATTCTTTTAGACATTATAAGGCAGGCTTTAAGATCACCTTGATTCAAATGGATTTGATAATGCTCTTTAATAGAGACACATTGTAAGTTTTCAAGCGAGTTATTATTATGGTTACCGTCAATGTGGTGTATTTCGTAACTTCTATCCTCTTCATCAAAAGGAATAGGTCCAAAATGATTCTCATAAATTAAGCGATGGTACTGAGTACCACAATAAATACACATAGCTGATGCTCCTCTATAGCATTAGAGTAGTTGGGATTGCCTAGATCCGCGAACTACATCTATATTTATGCCATAATGATAAATACTACATAAGGATAAAGTAATGTTAGTAGATGACTTAAAAACATTGTTAGGAAGCACGTTTGTCTTGTACACTAAGATACACGGTTTCCATTTCAATGTTGAAGGTAGTGATTTCCCACAATACCATGAGTTTCTAGGCTCATTCTATTCAGAGGTATATGAATCAATCGACACGGTGGGTGAGCATATACGCTCACTAGATTCCTATACTCCAGGTAACCTGTCTCGCCTATTGGAACTTAGTATAGTACGGGAACAACATAAAATACCGCGAGCGGCTTTGATGTTTGAAGAATTGTTGAGTGATTCATCTGATATGGTTGAATTAGTGAAAACTATATTTGACGTTGCTACTGAAACCCGAGAGCAAGGGATAGCTAACTACATGGCGGATTTACAAGACTTATATTCTAAAAAAGTATGGATGCTTAGAAGTATCCTAAAGACTGCAAGGGCATAACAATGAGAAGTACAGAACTATTTAAAGAAAACATCAACATCCTCAAGCCGAGAGTGACACACAGAGTTGCGGCGAATGATCCTGCTCGTTTAGCACTGCACACTACTGTGACTAGTCTACTTGAGGAAATTCTAGATGAAGACTCAACCATCACTTCAGCCGTTCGCAAAAGTCCATACGCTGACGCACTCGTTAGGTATGTACACAAAGAGTTAGCTATGTCGCACGATATCCGATGGAGAGAAGAACAAAAAATAACCTGGGCAGACATCAAAAGTAGATCACCTAACTATGTACTCATTCAAGGTAAAGATGGTACCGGTGCGATAAAGTGGGATGGTTCTCGTTGGGTAGTCGTGCTATCTAGTAAAGAGGGCATAACAAAATTTAGTGACGGTAGTATTAATGTCTTATTTAGGCAAATCAAAGAAACTATCGGCCAAATCAGAAACTACTGGTCTGCTATTAATGCCGGTCAATTAGCCTGGGGTCGCGGGGCATCTACACATACAACAGGACCTGTAGACAGATTACGCGCGGACCGTAGAGTGGCCAGAAAAATTACGAAACCAAACACATTAGACCCAAACGCACCCCAGTCACAGAATATGCAAGCAGTATTATATAAATTACGTCCTCTCTACATAAAATATATAGATAAAGCAATCGCTGACATTAAAGGTGTCACTGGTACGGCATTAAAGAACGATTCTTTCCAGAAAGTAAAACAGAAGTTAGAGATCCTAAATAATTTACAAAATATAAAACAAGAATTAATCAACGATCCAAAAGATGTCCCCGCTAAAATAAAAGACAGATTAAAACCCGCATTGTATCTGACAGCAAGTCATTTTTATCCAGATGAAACAGGTAATTTTACTTTAGGGGTCGAGAGATATGGCAGAGGCGGACCACAAAATCAAGAGGGCGTGAAAAAAGTGATTGATGATATCGCAAACGGCGATCAACAGAAACTAACAACTCTCATGAATTACCTAAAACAATCGTTGCTGCACCCATAAAAAGGCTAGACATGAAACAACTATCAAGAACTAAATTATCAGAAGCCAATCCAGGGGAGAAGGTCCTCAGAGATCCCAAGATGGCAAAAATGCTAGCAATTGCTGTTAAGCATGATCATACCATTCCTGGACCTATGCTAGCAAGATTGGGACCCAAAGCAAGCGACGAAGATGTAGTTAAAATGTGGAGTGATCTGATCGATAGAACTCTATCAAACACTAACTACGGTGACTTGTCTAGAGATGGTAAATTTGATAGTTGGCTAACAAAGTTGTACATCAATCACATTAACGACTATGAAGACATTAACGGCGAAGGCGGTGACGCATTAGGTGCGTGGAAAGCATTGAGTGTTCGCAACTTACTTGATCCTGTAGATCAAGACTTCAATCGTTTTACATCTATTGCACAACTGCAAAGTGTAGTTCGCAAAGAAAAGTATGGTGCAGCATTAAGAAAAATTGCCGATGCTGAAAAGTTGGCATCTATGAAGAAAAATTCTAAACAAATCGTTCTTATTGATGATGACAGATATTATGTTATTGTTCCGTTGAACTATGGTTCTTGCTATATCTTTAATAATGCAGAAGGTGCTCAAGGACAGTTCTGCACAGGAAGCAGCAGCGGCTTAACTTGGTTCGAACGTTATTCAAGAGATGGCCCTATCGTTAGTATCGTTGATAAAAAGAACATGGATGATAAAAACGGCAAGTGGCAGATGCACACTTCAACTCGTCAATTAAAGAATGCTACACAAGATTATAACGTGGGCGAAGATCAATTCGCTGATTTGTTTCCTGGCTTGATGAAGAAAATCGCCGATGCATTATCGTCACGTTCAGAAGAATTAAAGAATGCATCTGAACAAATGGGTACACGGGGCGGTTGGAATATTCCTGAAGAAATTGAAAGAATTAAAAGGATGTATCCAACTGCATACAACTCTACTACGGAAAATACTGCTAGTCAAGAAGAGATGAATCATCTATTTGGACGTCCTGATCAAGCACAGCGATGAGAGCGTTTGAATTTATAACTGAAGGAAGGCCTCCCTTTAGCCCAACACCTGAACAACAACAAGAGATTGCTGACCTGTATGCGTCAGGGTTTAGCAGGGCTGATATCGCTAAGGAATATAAAATTACTCCACAAACAATGGGACTTTTCCTACATCGTTCTAGAAAACTTGGTGAAACACAATCGTTGACAAAACGCGGTACCAATAAGCCAGGTAGTAAAGGCATTCACGCTATCAGAAGAACCGGCAGCCCTAGCGGAAGTGTGTTTGAAGGTGAAATTATGAGATTACATGAATTTATATATGAAGAAGTAGGTAGAGTACTTGATCTCACTAAGAACTATCCGCATTATTCCATCCTTAAAGGTAAGATACTTGATATCTCACCTAAAGGAAAGTACAAGATACAAATCGTTAACGCTGAGATAATTCCTGGTAAGAAAGTATCAGTAAAAGTCGGTGACACGGTCGTCATCGGTGCAAATTTTCTCAAACAGGCATTAAAAGAATCAGAGTTAGAAGAAGGTTGGAAGGGCGCGGCCAAGGGTCTTGCGGCTGCTGGTGCTCTAGCTTTAGCTGGTCACACTTTTCTTCCTGACCCAAATAAACCTGCTCCTACTCCTCGACCAATCAGCAAACAACTACCAAAAGTTGACTCAGAAATAACACAACGAGTTAATGCACTTATCAATAATCCAATAGCGAAGGCACTTAGGAGAGAAGCTGCTATTGCCGGAATCGAGGGCGCAGAGTTAGCACAACTTATCGCACAATGTGCCCATGAAACTCAAAACTTTACTTCACTAAAGGAGTTTGGTGGCCCCACTTATTTTAGAAAATACGACATACAACATGATCCGCAGAAAGCCAAGATGCTCGGGAATACTGAACCAGGTGACGGCGCCCGCTATCGTGGGCGCGGATACATTCAATTGACCGGTCGTTACAATTATAGGAAAGCAGGCGAAGCATTAGGTCTCCCGCTAGAAGATCAACCCGAACTGTTAGAACGTCCTGACATCGCAGCTAAAGCAACACTATGGTATTGGCAGACTAGAGTACAACCTAAAGTTAGTAATTTTAAAGATACTCGTGAAGTCACTAAACCAATCAATTCAGGCTTGAGGGGATTATCCGATCGGGAAGAGAAATTTAATGCCATCATGCAATTTTATAATCAACCTGCATCTGGATAAACAATGCGAGCGCACGAATTTTTAACTGAACACCAAATGGACAACGTAAATGGTTGGGGAGCTACCTCTAACAACCAAAACGTTGATTATATGGGGCTGCGTGTCCGTATGCGTCCATCAGTTTTCCTCAAGTTGGCCGCACGCCTGACAGAACCAACTAGTTCAAAAGCTATCTTGCAACATCTAGAACAAGGTGGAAAACTTGCTGCTCCGTTTCTATTGATAGACATACCTGAAGAATGGGAAGACGGTGATCTTTCTCGTCCTGCTAGAGTTTCAGGACACGAAGGTAGAAACCGAATGATCGCCTTACAAGATTTAGAAGGAACACAGGTTCAAGAAGTGCATATCTTCCCTAGACAATATCGTAATCGTCACATGACTCCAGAATGGATAGAAAAATTGAACAGCCAGTTATATCCAGAGAGAAGTGCAGACCCCATTCAAGGTCCTTTTTGGCGAGAATTGATAAAAAAGGCTTGACTTCGGAAACTAAGTTTGCTATAGTAAATTTACTAAGAGCATTTCGCTTCACTTTGATAAATAATACAAAGGATTAAGACATGAAGATTAACGAATTGCTTAATGAATCGGCACACGACGATTGGGATGAAGAAGAAGCTCCCGATCCTGAACAGGACAAGATTCCTCATATTGTTATGCAGCTTAGGAAAGCACTTAACCTTAAGAACTATCCTATCACGTTTAAGGACGGTAGCAAATCTATAATTCCTCGCCACATCATTCAACAATTCCTGAATCGGTACTCCAAAATGATACCTTCAGATCGTGAAGTAATGCAAGAACTGGCTTCACAGAGCCTCGAAAAGTTCAACGAAGTTCTTGCTACTTTCTCAGCACCCCCTGCACCGAAAAGCATCTATTCCTAAATCTATTCGTGTTCCTATCAACTAGAAAGTGTCTCGGTGAAAACTGAGACACTTTTTAAATGGCTACCGCAAAAAGGGCACCGGCATTATCCCAATCACCCGATAAAAATTTACAACAGCATGGGCCAATGCTATATACTATTACTGACTATCGATAATCGTAGTCAGATTTAAACAAAGGAAAAGCATGAAGAATCTATTTACAATCGCAGCGGCTATGTCGCTAGTTGCCTTTACTACCCCTGCTTTAGCAGAACCGATGGTGACAGGTGAAGTTCATTTTGGTGATGCACGGGGCGGTGCCCGTGCTGATTCGACTGAATATAGGGTCGAAGCCTGGGATACTATTGGAAAGGTTAATGTCGGAGCTGAGCTTCAAGCTAACCAAGCTGCTCGTGAAGGTGAGCTCCAAGCTGCCTTTTCTGTCAAGGCAGGAGTCGACGGTCCGTCTTACTTCGGCGTCCAAACTGCTGTATACGGCGAATTGGGGGGAGTTCTCGCTGATGGTAACAACGGTGAGTTTTGGGGTGCTGGCGTGAAGCTTACTAGGCCTATATTTGGTCCAGTGTCAGTGGTTGCTGGATATCGTCATCGTGAAGGATTTGCGAATGACTACCTCAATGAAGATCGTTTGAATCTCGGACTTTCTTATGCATTTAGTGACAAGACCTCATTTGGTGCAGGATACTATCGTACTCGAGGTACTTTCGATAACGAAACTGTCGGTGTTTCGGTAACTCGTAATTTCTAAATAGACTAACGGAGTGGCGGCAATTAACATTGTCGCCATTTCCATATCTAATGATAAATATATATATTATGAGAGCTACTGAATTCATCACCGAACGTAAGCGTAAAAGAAAAAAGCCCGGGAAAAAGGCGTATGGAGGATATTTCTATCCAGGGTATACCTTTTTTGGCGTTAGTGATTCGGGCGAGTCAGGTGGCGGGGGCGATGGCGGGGGCGGAGAGAGCATCAACGAGGCGCCAGAGTTAGAGTTAGCCAAAAGACTCCCCTCACTCGCAAAGCATGATTATAATGCGATTGACACATTGATGAAAAAAATTGCTCGTAAGCACAAAATCACCAGCAAAGCATTACATGACTTGTTTAAAAAGAAATTCAAATCTACACCTGATCATTGGATAAAAAATAAGCTAAACGAGACAACTAGTGAAATTGATTTAGCTGATGAAGTGCAGAAGTTTGCCAATTGGGCCAGCAAGAAAATTAACCTACAGAATCCTGTAAAAATCGAATTAAGTATGGACACCGAAGAGGCCCAAACCAACCATCATACCGGCGGTCATACGCCAGGTGCCGACAGTATCTGGGTCTATGCTAAGAATCGTAATCTGGTAGACATATTGAGAACCACCTTTCACGAACTCGTACACGTAAGACAAGGTGAGCTTAACATGATCAAGCCAGATTCCAGTTATCCCGGTAGTCCTATTGAGGCGATGGCAGACCTCTTAGCCGGAAAATACATCAAGATATATGGCGCAGATCACAATTATATCTTCCAATAGTATTGGGCACACTGCTCAATAAAAACCTTGACTTGCTTTGCTGTTGCTATATACTGAACAGACTAGAAGGAGTAAACATGTCTAGAGTATTCAATTCCGAAGCTAAACTAAAACTAACTAACTTAGTCCATGAAGGTATGGGTGTATTACAAGAGGTTGAGGCATTAAACGAAGGCCTCAATGACACAATTAAGGCAATCGCTGAGGAACTTGAGATCAAGCCAAGCACTCTCAAGAAAGCGATTAAAGTGGCTCATAAGGCTCGTTTGAATGAGACGAATGACGAAAACGCTGAACTAAATAATATCTTGGAGACTGTTGGTCGTACTGATTAATGTATATTGATGCGATATTAGATAGCAATTCTGACCGCATTCGTGTAGTTGAGCGGGGCGCCGACGGGAAACGAGCGTATAAAGAATATCATACCAATTATGTTCTTTATTACCAGGATCCTAAAGGGAAGCATCGCTCTATCTACGGTGATCCTGTAACTCGCTTCTCTAGCCGTAAACGCAGTGAGTTCGAAAAAGAGCGCAGGATTCATTCTAATAAAAAGCTTTTCGAAAGTGATGTCAACGTAATTTTCAGATGTTTGTCTGAAAACTACCTAAGAGCAGAACCTCCAAAGCTTCACACTTGTTTCTTCGATATTGAAGTGGACTTTGATCCTGAAAAGGGTTTCAGTCCAACTTCAGATCCATTCAATCCAGTAACAGCGATCAGTTGTTATCTAGATTGGTTGGATCAGCTTGTTACGTTAGTTATTCCACCGAAACACATGACGGATGAGACTGCCCAAGAACTGATCAAAGATTTCCCGAACACTTTCCTATATCGCAGTGAGATAGAAATGTTCGAGACATTTTTTGATCTGATCGAAGATGCAGATGTATTGACTGGTTGGAACTCAGAAGGATACGACATTCCATATATGGTAAATCGTATTACTCGTGTGATGTCTAAAGATGATACTCGCAAGTTCTGCCTCATGGGACAACTACCAAAGACTCGCACATACGAGAGATTCGGTAAAGAAGAACAGACCTATGATCTAGTTGGTAGAATTCATATGGACTATCTTCAATTGTATAAGAAGTATAACTACGAGTCACGACATAGTTATTCACTCGATGCTATCGGTGAATATGAACTAGGCGAGCGCAAGACTCAGTATGAGGGCACACTGGATCAATTGTACAACCGAGACTTCAAAACTTTCGTAGAATACAACAGGCAAGACACTATGCTTGTATTCAAGATCCACAACAAACTCAAATTTCTTGATCTTGCGAATGCACTAGCGCATGAAAACACAGTACTGCTACCAACTGTTATGGGTTCGGTGGCCATGATTGAAATGGCAGTTTATAATGAAGCACATGAACGAGGATTTATCGTCCCTGACAAGAAGCGTAGGGATTCGTTTAGTGACGGACAACAAGCAGCAGGTGCATATGTTGCTGTACCGAAGACGGGGATTCACGAATACGTCGGCGCAGTTGATATCAACTCACTCTACCCCTCTGCCATCAGAGCCCTTAACATGGCTCCAGAAACTATTATCGGGCAGGTTCGTCAAACACTTACTGATCAGTATATGCATGAAAAGAGTATTGCTCTTGCTAAAGAAAAGCGTAAGAAAAAGAACGGCGACGATGCAGAAGCTGTGATTGGTGCTATTCTTTGGGAAAACCTATTCGGTTCATTAGAATATACCGCTATCATGAACCAAGAACGCGGCACTATGCTCACCATCGATTATGAAGATGGTCGATCAAAAGAGATGTCTGCTGCTGAAATTTGGAAGATGATTTTTGATAGTCACAAGCCTTATATGCTATCGGCGAACGGGACCATCTTTACCTATGAGAAAGAAGGCATTATTCCCGGATTGCTCTCACGTTGGTATTCTGAACGTAAAATACTTCAGAAGCAAGCTAAAGAAGCGTATGGCACTGATATGTACGAATATTATGACAAGCGACAGCTTGTTCGTAAGATTTTGCTTAACTCTGCATACGGCGCGCTTCTCAATGAGCATTGTAGGTTCTATGATAAGCGTATCGGGCAGTCAGTTACGTTGTCCGGTAGACAGATCGTAAAGCACATGATGAGTCAGATCAACGAGACTATCACCGAAAAATATCAACATGACGGTGATGCAATCGTATACGGTGACAGTGTTACTGGTGATTCTATTATTAGAACAACCGATGGTGATAAAACAATAGCGCAACTTTTTGATGAGTGCATTGAGCATTCAGTTGTGGGTGAAAAAGAGTATGGAGTATGGAATGATTCCACTGTGCTTGGATTTAATTCACATGATATGCAACCTACTGGGGCAAAAATTAGTTACGTTATGCGACATAAAACTAGGAAAAAACTTTATAAAATCACAACAGAGAACGGGAAACAGGTAACTGTCACTGAAGATCATAGTATAATGGTCGATCGGGATGGATTCTTAGTAGAATGTAAACCTAATGAAATTCTTGAAACTGATGGAATTATTACTTTTGTGCCATAACGCATAAATATATGCTGATAGGAGTATCAGCATATGATAAAGTGTTTAGAATGTGGAATGGAAACTAGTAGACTACAGTGGACTCATTTTAAGTATAACTGCACAGGTAAATTTTCTAATTCCAAAGAATACAAGTTGGCATATCCTCAAGCCGTGTTAGTATCAGCGGATGTTGCCGCAAAAACGGCTATTACAAAAGAGAGATTGATTGAAAAGTATGGGATAGAAGAGGGTACGATTCGATGGAACCAATACAAAGTTAAACAAGCGGATTCTAATTCATTTGAGTACAAACGTAAAAAACACGGATGGACAGTTGAACAGTATAATGAGTATAATTCGTCTAGGGCACAGACCTTAGAAAAAATGATTGCCCGTCATGGGGAAAAGTTAGGTACTACTAAGTGGCTAGCGTATTGTGAACGACAAGCATACACCAATAGTAAAACCTATTTCGTTAACAAGTATGGAACTGAAGAGGGTACGTCTAGATTTCTACAGTTAAATATCGAAAAAGGTAGCTCATTTAATCCGCAATTAGTAGCAACTAAATTGGGAATATCCCTTGATGAAGCGGTCACACTAATTTTAAACCGGGTAGTATATCCCGGTAATATTTGGGGTTCCAACATAGAAAAAGAATTTACGACCATGCTGATTGACAATTATGGATCATTAGAGTATACTACGTTTACTAGACCCTACGGAAGATGGTCTTCTTTCTTAGGAACATATGTGATATACGATATAAAACACAAAGACTGTATAATTGAATTTAACGGTGATTACTGGCATGCGAATCCGTCTTTATATAAAAATGATGCAGTTATTCGGGGTCGTACTGCATTAGAGATTCAAGAATATGATAGTAAAAAATTGAAGACAGCAACTGATCTTGGGTTTCGCACGTATACGGTGTGGGAATCTGAATTTAAATTAGATAAACAAAATACAATTAATAAGGTGAAAGCATGGATGCAGAGTGGACAAAAATAAAAAAGGTAGAATGTCTTGGTGAAGTTGATGACTATGTATACGACTTGAGTATTGTAGATAGTGATCCGTTTTTCTTTGCAAATGATATCCTAGTTCATAACACTGATAGCTGTTATTTCAGTGCATATCACGCGATCAAACCACAGATCGATAAGGGTGAGATTGAATGGAACAAGGAAGTATGCATCCAATTATACGATAATATTGCTGATATCGCAAACGATAGTTTTCCAGGCTTCATGGAGAAGGCATTTCATTGTCCCCGCAAGAACGGTGAGATCATCAAAGCTGGTCGTGAACTGATCGGGGATCGTACTCTATTCATCACAAAGAAGCGTTATGCAATCAATATCTTTGATAAAGAAGGCAAGCGTAAAGATGTGAATGGTAAGATGGGTGAGATCAAGGCTATGGGTCTTGACTTGAAACGAGCAGATACTCCTAAGTATGTTCAGACGTTCTTGATGGAAGTACTTGAGCAGGTATTGGGTGGCGTTCCTCGCGCCGAAGTTATCACTAAGATCAGAGAATTCAAGACTTGGCTTTCTGAACAAGATAGTTGGACTAAAGGTTCTCCTAAGTCAGTTAACAATCTTACTAAACATACGATCAAGTATGAGAAGACCGGTCAGTGTAGTGTTGGACATGCGAAAGCTGCTATCAATTATAACTACTTGCGTAAGATGAACGGTGACCAGTATAGTCAGAAGATCGTAGATGGTATGAAGGTTGTTGTGTGTACTCTCAAATCAAATCCATTAGGGTTGACTTCGATTGCATATCCAACTGATGAGCTTAGGCTACCACAATGGTTCCTTGAACTTCCTTTTGATGATAATGAAATGGAACGTAAGCTAGTCGATGAGAAAATCGATAACCTATTAGGTGTACTTGACTGGGATATCAGAACAGATACTAACACTAACAGTACATTCAGTGATCTGTTCAGTTTCGGTTAACAACATCCTTGACAATCGTAATAACTTCCGATATTATACACATTATAGATACCTAAATACTACAAAGGAAAAAGAAATGAAGGATTATCTGCTTGATTTGATCCAACACACTCATGGTCTGGGTGTTGTTGATCTCGTAAAGATTGTCGGTACTGATACAGAAACATTAGTTTCTGCGGTATCAGACGACAAGACTGTTATTGTTAACGGCACGTTTAAGGCCCCGATCGCAGAATTTATTGGTACCTTCGGCATGCCTAATTTGTCGAAGTTGAGGACTATCTTGTCGTTCGATGACTACGACGACACTTCTACTATCAACGTGGGGCGAGGAACTAAGGAAGATCCACAAGCTCCTGCAAGTATTCACTTCGAAACGAAAACGGGTGATTTCGTTAATGACTATCGGCTGATGTCAAAGACATTGGTCGAAGACAAGATCAAGAAAGTAACATTCAATGGCGCAGGCTGGGACGTTTCGTTCGATCCTAGTATAGCTGGTGTCCAGCGTCTTAAGAAGCAGTCGTCAGTTCACAGTGAAGACCTTCATTTCAAAACTAAGACAGAAAACAACAATTTAGTTGTGTACTTTGGTGATCCGTCTTCACACTCTGGCAATTTTGTATTTCAGTCGGGTGTCTCTGGAAGTCTTGCACGGCCTTGGAATTGGCCCGTGAAGGTGTTTCTTGCCATTATGGATCTTCCCGGTGACAAGACCGTCAGTTTTTCTGATCAGGGTGTTGCTCAGATTGTGGTTGATAACCCAATCTCTAAGTATCACTATTATCTTCCCGCACAGGCTAAGTAATGATCAAGACCGTCGTTGGTAATAGATATATAACGGTCGAGGGGGGGTCTCCGGGAGGAACTTACTTCACTCACTCGTCGAGTGCTTTGGGCGCGGGGAATGTGCGATGGAATACTAACTTTCAATGGTTTGAAGTATACGATGGTATATCTTGGATATCGATTGTGCAAGGGCATACTAGTGTGAGTCTAACTCCTGAAGCGGCGAATATCCTTGATTGGGCTAAGAAAAAGATGCATGAAGAAACTGAACTTGATAGATTAGCAAAACACAATCCTACTATCGCTGGCTTAATCGAACAGAAAAAAAATCTTGATGACAAGATCAAGATGGTACAAATCTTAGTTAGAGAAGAGCCGAAATTTGGAACAAATTAATCTCTCGGCGTCACATGATCCAGAATGGGCCCTATTCTTACCTGCACTGAGTAGTTTCTTTATATCCGGATTGGGTAAACAAGAAGTAGAAGGTAACTATTTTCCAACAGAAAGAGTCCCGAGTGGATTAAAAAACACTAATAGACTAAACTTTCTTGACGAAAAAAATGGCATTTTTAGTTATAAATGGGTACTATACAGCGCAGGACATGCTGATTTAGTAAATTATAAAACTAATCCCAACGAACATCTAGTTGTTAATAGAGACCGTAATAACACATTTATGTTAGCAGACTCGGGAGGGTTTCAAATATTAAAGTGTCAGTGGCCCGCTGACTGGAAGAACCCTAGCTGTCCCCGTGCGATGAAGAAGCGCACAGAAGTTCTTAAGTGGATGGACGACAATGCTGACTATGGCATGTGTCTTGATATTCCATCACAGTCTCTTACGACTTATCACATTGAAGATCCAAAAACTCAGAAAAAAGACCCGGTAACTAAAAAGCCTATACCGGGTACGGGTATATCTATGCATGGCATTGCAACTATTCAAGATGCTATCACCGCTACCCATATCAACAATGAGTATTTTGTTGCTAATCGTGACGGTCGTTGCAAGTTTCTAAACGTTCTACAGGGTCGCAATCATACTCAGTCAGACGTTTGGTATGAAGAGATGAAGAAGTACTGCGATACAACAGTGTACGGAGATCGTGCATTCAATGGTTGGGCATTCGGCGGCCAAAACAAGATCGATATCCACCTGATGCTCAAGCGTCTTGTTGGCATCATTCATGATGGTTATCTTGAAGAAGGTAAGCAGGACTTAGTTCACTGTCTTGGAACTTCGATTATGGAATATGCGGTATTGTTTACTGATATCCAGAAAGCAATACGTAAGTATCACAATCCTAAACTACAGATCACCTTTGACTGTGCTAGTCCGTTCTTTGCGGCTGCTAAGGGTCTTGCTTACAACAACAATACGTTTGAGCATGATAAGAAATGGGCGTATGCAATGGAGAAGACTGCTGAAAACAAGAAGTATGCAACAGATACTCGCAAGTTCAGTGACGGTGTATTAGCTGATGGTATTCATATGTTGTTTACTGACAGTCCGGTAACTGATCTATTAACTGTGAAAGACATTTGCTATCGCGGACAAGGATTCTTGGGTCAGCATGGCAAAGAGACCAAGACTAGTTGGGATACATTGAGTTATACATTGATTCAGGCTCACAACGTTTACCAGCATATGAGTGCTGTTCAAGAAGCTAATCGCAGGTATGAAACTGGGGTCAAACCTAAGATGGTTATGGATCCTCTCGGACACCTTAAATTTGCTGACATTGTTGATGAGATTTTTTCTCTGAAGGATCGTCAAAAAAGTCTTGACATGATCGACAATTATGATACATTTTGGCAGCAGATTAAAGCTGGTCAAGGTTTCTCAGGTAAGAAAACCGTCAACGCACAAACGATGTTCAGTCAATTGTTCACTATAGAAGAGGAACCAGAGATCGAAGAAGTCGTTGAAGATAGCGACGATGCGATTTTGGAAGTACTAGATTGAATAAAACACTTGCAATCGACACGACTCCGTGTTATATTAAAAATATGGTAGTGAGATATTACTAATGGAAAATACTGTAACAACTATACTCTCTGTTAGAGAACAAGCACAGGCTGAAAAGCGTGTTCGTATCAGGGAACATGCAAAGCGCATGATCTGGGTAACTTTTCAGCGAGAAGGTATCCACAAGTATCCGGGAGCAGACACTGATCCGAGTCTGGCAACGGGAGACGAATATGATGTCAGTTTTCTAGGTTTCCCGCACAGACATATTTTCCACTTTACAGTGGGAATACAAGTATTTCATAACGACCGAGATATAGAGTTTATTCAGTTCAAGCGTTGGCTCGAAAAGAGTTTCAATGATGGACTGATGCAACTAGACTATCGTTCGTGTGAAATGGTTAGCGATGAACTCTATGATATGATTGCGACTCGCTATCCAAAACGTGACATTGAGATTACTGTTTCAGAAGACGGTGAGAACGGTGCCACTATCTACTATAATGCAACTCGTCCTTCTCAATCAATCCCCATCTAAAGGAATATAAAATGTCTAAGAGCCCAATTAAGTCTAATGCCGTCCGTGTTCGTCAGGTTTTTGATGACCTTGATACTTATCGTACTTTCTGCCGAGATTTCGGTTATGGATTCGATGAGCGTGATCTATATAGTAATAAGAGCTATGTTTATCGGCAATATCAGAAATTTATTGCTGGTAAGCCAGTGAAGAATCAATGGGAGATTGATTTAGCACGATTTAAAGAACAGGCGACAACCAGTCGTCGTGGATAAAGTAGTTGTCATCGTAACGGGAGGCTTCGATCCACTGCATAGCGGGCACTTGAGTTATATCAATGCAGCGCGTGCATTAGGTGACATTCTCGTTGTGGGAATTAACAGTGATGAGTGGCTGATACGTAAGAAGGATCGGCCATTCATGTCACACCAAGAAAGATCGGCTATCATGGCAGCTTTACTAGGTGTAGATTATGTGTGGACATTCGATGATACCGATGGTAGCGGAAAAGATGCTATTCGAATAGCAAGAAACATGTTTCCAAATTCGAAACTAATCTTTGCTAATGGAGGCGACCGTACTATCGAAAATATTCCTGAAATGGATATAGATGATGACAATATCGAATTTGTATTTGGTGTTGGCGGCAGTAACAAAGTCAATAGTTCAAGCCAGCTACTACACGAATGGAAAGTGCCCAAAACAACTCGTAGCTGGGGATACTATCGAGTATTACACGAGCAGCACCCCGAAGTAAAACTCAAAGAACTTGTGATCGATCCAGGCAAATGTTTGAGTATGCAGCGGCATAAAAATAGGTCAGAACTGTGGTTTGTTGCAGAAGGAGTAGCTCTGCTAAAAAGCCTAGCTGATGTTACAACAGTACACAAGCAGTTTGATATTATTCATATTCCCAAAGATAGTTGGCACCAACTATCAAATGCATCACCAGATGTTCCATTAAAGATCATCGAGATTCAATATGGCACAGAATGCAACGAAGAAGACATAGAGAGAAAACACAATGCGTAAACTTTACTACATGGGGCTTGAGGCCTATACCGCTCGTTACACGCTACAGTTGACCGATTGGAACAGTCGGGTATTTCATGACCGTAAACTCAAGGTCGTGTATGTTCCCGGAACAACGCTCGATAATAGGCAAAAGATCGTTGTTGGACAAGTACTAGATGCACATGGTCGCAGCTATTTTGCCATGAGTCAGATGATGAATCTGGTAGCGATGATGCAAAAAGGTGAAATTACTAACGAAGACGTAATCTACTTCGAAGATATGTTTCAGCCGGGCTTTGAGAGTCTTGGGTATATCTTGAATCAGGTTCCTGATAAACTACGTCCACGCATCTTTGTTCGTTGTCTAGCACAGACTATCGACCCCGATGACTTTGTTCATGTCTGGGGCATGAACAAGTGGATGAGCAACTACGAACATATGGTTAATGACATCGTTTCTTTCTCTAAGGGTGCAATTCTCGCAACTAGTGAAGAAATGGTCATGAACATGAAGGTCGCAGGTTGGACTGCTCCTATCTACAATATCTCAGGACTTGCTTTTGGCAAGTATGAAGTTATTGGACGAGTAGAAAAGATTAAGGCTTTTACTGATCGTCGTATGCGAGTGGTATTTAGCGCCCGCTGGGATCAGGAGAAGCAGCCAGACTTCTATATGGATTTGATTGAAGCATGGAGTGAAAGATATCCCAGTAAAGATGTTGAGTTCGTTGTTTGTAGTGGTAGTTCACTGAAGTCAAACAATGAAAGTTACATGGTCCGTACTCGTAAGATGCAAGATAGCGGCAAGCTGACTATCTACGAAAACCTCGAAAAGGATCAGTATTACGAGATTCTTAACGATAGTCGTGTAGTCTTCAATTGTGCATTGCAAGATTGGGTCTCAAACACGGTAAGCGAAGCAGATGCATTAGGTTGTAACGTACTTTATCCAGCGTATCGCTCGTTCCCTGAAACATTCGCAAATGATCATGAACGTCTCTATACGCCATGGTCGTTAGAAGATGCAGTTAATAAGTTGGATCCTCTTCTCAGGAAACCTCATGTCAACATGGGCAAGATCAGTGATTGGACTAATGGTACTGTTGATCGCATCGTTGATATCATCGAAGGTAAAGGTGAAGGGTGGTTACGCATGTCAACTGACTATCGTAAGTATTCTAAGGAAGCAAAGTACTAATGCATATTGAAAACGAAATTCTACTAGACTTTAGTGACGTGTTGATTCGGCCAAAAAGGTCAACACTAGCTAGCCGTAAAGACGTACATCTGCATCGAACCTATACATTTAAGCATAGCGGTCATGTTTGGAATGGTATCCCTATTATGGCTGCTAACATGGATGGCGTAGGCACCGTCGAAATGGCTTTGGCATTGCAAACTCAAGACATATTTACTTGCTTAACCAAAGATAATATTGAAATTCCCCCTGGGTTAAATTCTGATAGATATGCTATCAGCACTGGTACAAGCGACAGAGACTTTGAACGCTTACAAATGCTATTAAACAAGCATCCTTATATTCATTTTATCTGTATTGATGTTGCTAACGGATATAGCGAACACTTTGGTGACTTTGTTACTAAGATTAGAAAAGAATACCCCAGCCACACAATTATCGCGGGCAATGTTGTTACCGCAGACATGACACAGGAGTTAATTTTACGTGGAGCAGATATTGTTAAGGTGGGCATCGGGCCAGGGAGCGTTTGCACAACTCGTATTCAAACTGGCGTTGGTTATCCTCAGCTTAGTGCTATTGTGGAGTGCAGTGATGCTGCTCACGGTCTTGGTGGCCATATCATTGCCGACGGAGGCTGCACCTGTCCAGGAGATGTTGCTAAGGCATTCGGCGCCGGTGCAGATTTCGTGATGCTAGGTGGTATGCTTGCTGGCCACGACGAGGGCGGCGGAAAAATATTCAAACGCTGGGTAAAAACTGAATATTCTAGTGAACTAGGTAAACCCATTCGCGATTGCGAATATCGAGTACAGTTCTATGGTATGAGTTCCGATTCGGCTATGCGTAAGCATCACGGCAGTGTTGCTGACTATCGTAGTAGTGAAGGACGAACGGTAGAGATTCCTTATAAGGGTCCGGTAGAAGATACTGTTAAGGATATTCTAGGCGGTTTAAGAAGTGCGTGTACGTATACCGGGGCTTCCGAACTTAAACACTTAAGTAAATGCACAACCTTTGTTCGGGTAAATAAACAATTTAATGATACATACGTCAAGCGATAAATAATAATGTAGCACAAAGGCTACAAAGTGAGAGTGAACTCTCCGTTGGGTATTAACGTTAGATACTTTGAAAGGAAAAAAATATGTCTTTTAATAAAAATAAATGTGACCCCGAATTGGGTCGTCTCGTCCATGAACATCTTGTAAAGATGGGGGTTGAAACTCCCACTATCGAAAACAATCTCAGCAGAACCGACAAAATTGAGATCATTGAACGCAAGTTTAAGGATATCATGGAAACCTTAGGGCTTGACCTAAGTGATGATAGTCTTATTGAAACTCCCAAGCGTGTTGCCAAAATGTATGTAGGTGAAATCTTTTGGGGCCTCGACTACGAAGCATTTCCCAAGTGTACTACAGTTGACAACAAGATGAACTACGATGAAATGGTAGTAGAGCGTAACATTATTGTTATGAGTAACTGTGAACATCATTTTGTCCAAATTGACGGTCTTGCTACTGTTGCGTATGTACCCAACGAAAAGGTTCTTGGTCTATCCAAGATCAATCGTATTGTTGAATATTTCAGCAAGCGGCCACAGATTCAGGAGCGTTTGACTGAACAGGTATTTCACACTCTTTGCTACATTCTTGAAACCGAAGATGTTGCAGTCATGATTGATGCCCAGCACTATTGTGTTAAGTCGCGCGGTGTAGAAGATACAGGGTCAAGCACAGTAACGTGTAAGCTGGGCGGCGGATTCAAGTCTGACCCTGCTGCTCGTGCAGAGTTTCTTAGTATCGCTCGCATGAGTAAGTGCTAACGGAATTTATCATATCAATGGCCCAGCTAGACCTTCACGGTGTTAGACACCAGGATGTTGATCTGTTAGTGGAGAACTTCGTTCTAATGAACCAGAATGAGTTCCCACTAACTATCATCTGCGGTAACAGCATTAAAATGATTAAGCTGGTTGAGAATACGATAAATAGGATTGGATGCGATGCAACTATGATCAGACATGGATTCATAGTTATTCAGCGTATCAAATAAACAGCGGTCTTGGCGTCATTCCCGCTTGACAAATTCTGCCGCCTATGTTATGCTAATATAGGAGATTAAAATATGGCAAATCAACCAGGCAACTATTATCAAATATGCTCGGAGAAGGATATCAGGATCATGGTCTTGATCTAAATCAGATTTATAATGCAGAAGGCTTTTGTGAAGTTGAGGATATCCTCAACTACATCAATCGTCGGTATGCTTATTAACAGTGGTCTTTGACACTCATTCCCACTATAAACATTCTGCGTGTCATCTAAAGGAGAAAAAAGATGACAAAAAAATATGTATCAACTAAAGAATATTCACACCTTGCGCCTCTGGCGTATCGGCAATGGCGAGCGGATAGTCACTGTCGTTTAATACACGGCTATGCATTGTCTTTCAAATTTGAATTTGAATGCGATGACCTTGACGCCCGAAATTGGTGTTTTGATTACGGTGGGCTCCGGCCACTTAAGGATTTCCTAGAAGATAATTTTGACCACGTATTACTTTTAGCCCAAGATGATCCATACTATGATACCATTAAGCAACTAGGAGAATTAGGATTGGCAAAGATAATTGAGGTTGAAAAGACCGGATGCGAGGGACTTGCAGATTACCTGTATGAATATGTGAATACTATTTTCCTTCCATCCTGCGGCGAGGCAGAGGCTGCAAGAGTTTGGTGTGCGAAAGTAGAAGTGAGAGAAACCCCATCAAACATGGCATACAGGCAAGGCCATAGAGAAGACGGCGAGTTTCTATAATAGAATCAGTGGGGAATAATTATTTATTTCCCGCTATTTTGCATTTATTTCCATGCCATCTTTTATAATTTCCAGCATTAAGTCCTGACTTGCCGCAATATTCACACGAACGATTCTTTTGGTTTAGCTTATTTGCCAATGATTTATTTAAAGAATATTGTTTCTTTCTGGCCTCTGAGATTTTTGTTAAAATTTCAGGGGTCAGTATAGCACCAAATCTAGGATTGTTCTCTCCTTGCGAATGCTTTGTTCGGACGAACGTTTCTTTTCGTTTTAAATTTGCTGCATCCGATTGCATCAGGTTAACGAATCTATCTACCATAAATTTCCGAAATTCCGGATCCTCTTCCATGTGCCTCCGCCTACTTTTGTGACTATTCTTCCATGAAGAATCCGAGTAGTTGTCTGTTAAAATTGCTTTACTATCGGATTTATTAAGCCAATCTTCCTTATACACCGCCTTTACTCTTTTTATGTAAGTATGCTCATATAATCTACATTCTGCTGCTGTAGTAAAAGTACGATGAATAACAACTATATCTGGAGGCCCGTACTTTTGCCAATGTTCATTGACACTAACTGACGATGTAGTATATCGACCGGTCAGTATGTTCTCTGGGTTAGCTTTTTTGCCGTACTGACAGCCATAATATTTGGTATTGGTGCCTCGCCACATAATAAAGTAAGTATAGGGTGTAAAGACAGAATAAATAGACATGCTGGTAGTTCCTTTTCAACTATTAGAGTGAGTGGGAATGGGAGTTCCGTGACTCACGCTTATTTATCTTTTTTCTTGACAACCTAACCTAAATAGTATATAATAATTTATTGATATAAAAAGTATATAATGACTAAGAAAGTATATAATGACTAAGAAAGTATATTACACTGACAAACAGATTGACGGTATGGTTCATAACATCATAAGACAGATTACTGTAGACCAGTTTCGACCTGATTATGTTGTAGGCATTACCAGAGGAGGATTAGTTCCTGCTCTAATGATTAGCCATTATTTGAATATTCCAATGCATACACTAAAAGTCAGTTTGCGCAGCGATCCCCCTGATACTGAACTAAATGCCTGGATGTCTGAAGATGCATTTGGGTATGTTTCGTCGGATGATCGCCCTGTCATAAAAAGTCGTTGGGATACCAAAAAGCGTAAAAATATCCTGATCGTGGATGACATCAATGATAGCGGCATGACCTTTGATTGGATTAAACAAGATTGGATTAATAGCTGCTTCCCGGATCAAAAAGAAGCTTGGGATTCAGTTTGGAATCATAATGTGAAGTTTGCTGTTTTGGTAGAGAACGAAGCAAGTGATTTTGAAGGAATCGACTATTTTGGGGAAGCCATAAACAAAATTGAAGATCCGGTCGCTATTCGATTTCCCTGGGAGCGGTGGTGGAAGTAGTGAATATCGTTCCGTTATGTGACGAGCTAATGGTTCAACAACAGATTACATCCGAGTGGCAACATATGGTAGGGGTGATCATGCTGAACCAGACTCATAGGTTGTTGGTAAAAAGGGTCCTTCCTGAATTCTTATCTAGATGGGACACATGTGAGAAGTTCTTGACAAGTACGAGCGAAGAAGTATATGAAGTTATACGTCCGCTTGGATTAGTCATTGTTCGGGAAAACCGAATTAGAAGGATGTCCAATCAATACTTGACATGGGACAAGAGTGATGCTAAAGTTCTTTATGGTATAGGAAAGTATGGCAGTGATAGTTATGAGATTTTCTTTAAGAACAACTATGCTGTACAACCTACTGATAAAGAATTAGTGCGATACCTAAGAGAAGAATGCATAGATGCATAATAAAATTGTGAATTATATAGATGCTAAGAATGGTAGGCATTTGTATTCTATTCCTTTCTACGATCCAGATAACTTATATGAAGGTTGGATTTACAAATCGGGCGACAAATATAAGACATATGAAGAATATCTAAAAGAACGAGACAATGACGCAAATCAAGATTAGTGAACTATTTTATTCTATTCAGGGTGAAGGCAGGTATCAAGGCGTACCTAGCATTTTCCTAAGAACGTTTGGCTGCAACTTCACGTGTGGAGGATTTGGTATGCCTAAGGGAGAAACGTCTGTTGAACGGAAAAAGATCGACCCGAAAGTTTACAAAGATTACAATTCTCTCCCACTCGTCACCACTGGTTGCGATTCTTACGCCTCATGGGACCCTCGATTTAAGCATCTTTCTCCTAGTAAGGACATTGATACCATTGTTGATGACATCATGGAACTACTACCGTTTAAAGAATGGAAAAACGAACATCTTGTCATCACAGGAGGAGAACCACTACTTGGATGGCAGCGAGCTTTCCCAAAACTCTTGAGTCATCCTAAGATGGCGGGTCTCAAAGAGATTACTTTTGAGACTAATGGTACACAGGAACTTTCACCTGAGTTCGCACACTATCTTGAAGACTGGAGCTGGCCAGAAGTATATCCGGGATTTGAACGAGAAATCACTTTTAGCGTCAGTCCTAAGTTAAGTTGTTCCGGTGAGTCTCATAAGAGTGCGATCAAACCTAAGGTTGTGCGTGAATATGAGAAATTTGGCTATGCATACCTCAAGTTTGTGATCTCTACAGAAGAAGATGCTCAGGAAGCACTTGAAGTATCTAAGCTATATCGTGATGAGGGTTTTGAGGGGCCTGTATATTTCATGCCCGTCGGTGGAGTAGAGAGTGTATATCAATTGAATAACCTTACAGTTGCCGAGTTAGCAATGAAGTATGGTGTCAGATATAGTGATCGACTACATCTACCTTTGTTTGGTAACCGCTGGGGAACGTAAAGGTAAAATATGAATACCTATAACAAACGTATTGGATTTCTAGTCAGTTCTCAGACCTTAATTCCACACGGCGGAATAGGACAGTTCGCTAAGAGTTTCTGTGAAACGATGAATAGTCATGGAATTAAAGTAGATATCATAACCGACAAAGCTCCGCAAGGACTTAGCACAGAGTTCTTAGAATCATTCGATGCTAGGGTGATCTATCCAGACATCCCACTCAAGTATACCGATCATAGTGCTATCTTTATGTATGAAGATAGTTTTTGCTATGAAAGAATGGCCAATTTCCGTAATGCTATCGTTAAAGCATTCACTACCAACATCTATGACGTACTAGTATGTAATACCTATGAAACTATTCAAGTAGCGAGTACTATGGGACTTGATGAATGCGTACAGGTCATCGCATATACTCATCTTGAGAGTCAGATTTTCAAAGATACGAAGAATCCATTCTTTCATAGCACCAATGAGATGATGCGATTGCAGTTGCAGATGAATAACATCACTATCGGTACACAAAGCAAGTTCAATGAACTTCAGTTCGATAATACAGCTACTCATCTTCCTATTCCAGTAACTGAGAAAGAATTACTAAATCAGTACGTCAAGCCTAGAGAAGGTGTGTTGTTCATTGGACGTTGGGAAGAAGGGAAGAACCCCGAGTTGTTTATCGATCTGATCGAACAGACTAACTTGCCAGCTAAGGTAATGACAAGCGCAGCCGGAGCTAAGAAGTTTGAAGAACGATTGAAGAAAATCAATGCTACTTATGAGATCAAGGTGGGCATTATCGGCAAAGAAAAAGTAGACTTCATCACGAGTGCTAGGATAGCATTTAACCCCAGCACAGTCGAAAGCTATGGTATGGCTTTCTATGAACAGACTATGCAATTACCTACTTTCTGCTTAATGAATCAACGATGGACTCAAAACTTTTCTTCTCAGTTTTTCTTTGAAACCGACAAGAAAAACATGGCAAACGACGTGCGAGAGGCATATGAGATGTTCGATACCGCTGAAGCATGGTATATTAAGGGAGCTTTGGTAAATGCGAATAAGATCGAAAGCCAAGTGTTCCATAAATGGAATGAGTGTTTCAATTCATTCAAACCAAAAACGTCTAATAGCAATACGGCTAAGATTTGTAAAGAAACTACTATTAAGTACATAGATTTTATAAATGGATTGAATCGGGGTATCCTATGCATCGATGACATCAAGTCGGTGTTGATGAACAAGAATAAGTTTAGGGTGATTTATACAGATACCAATACATATCTGACTAAAGAACCCAACTTTGAACCAGCTGAGGAAATGGTTGGATTGGGATTATTCGAGGGACTATGAAAAAGATATTAGTAACAGGATGTTCGGGCTACATTGGATCACATCTTTGTAAATTGCTTGAGAAAGATTACGAAGTATATGGACTTGACATTAGGCAGCCATTGCATCCAGTCAAGGAATTCTTTCAACTTGATATCAATCGTCCGTTGAATATTGATTTAGAATTCGATATAGTTGTGCATCTTGCTGCACTTGTAAATGTTGGCGAGAGTGAAAATATGCCTATTCAGTATTATATTACTAATTTGAATGGGACGATGAATGTAATCAATAAAGTAAAGACACAGAACTTTATTTTTGCATCGACCGGTGCAGCAGAACATTGCAAGAGTGCATATGGAATCTCGAAACGAGCAGCAGAAGATGTGGTTCGTGAATATTGTACCCAGCATAAGACTATGCCATATACGATTTTTAGATTCTATAACGTGATCGGTTCATCGGGTTATCCTCCTACTAATCCAGACGGGTTGATGTACAACCTGATGAAGGCTGCTGACACGAAAGAGTTTACTATTTTTGGTGATGATTATGATACCCCAGACGGTACCTGCATTCGAGATTATGTTCACGTAGACGAAGTATGTGAAGCAATCAAGATGGCTATCGAGCAACCTGCCAATAAAGTAGAATGCTTGGGTCATGGTGTAGGATATTCGGTACTGGAAATCTTTGAGAAATTTGAAATGGTAAACGCAGAAACCATTTATTCTGATGATGACGAAGCAGGTATCAAGATAAAGATTGGACCCCGCAGAAAAGGGGACATATCTTGTAGCGTACTAGAAGAAGTGTCCCCCTATATGAAAAATCTATATTCGTTTAACGAGTTGTTGAAACTTTCCTAATGCATTAATAGAAATGTGTTAAGCACGTCATTGCGGTTAGCAGAGTCATCTCCGTCTCCCGGTTTAACAATGACATTATACTTACCCTTTTCATTACTGACTGGCTTCTTCATCATCTCGTCATAGGTCAATATTGTATTAGGCTTGACACTATATTTAGCAGCGATTCGAGCCTTCAATACATTGATCGATGATTGATCTTTATATACGAGCTTACCTTCTACCCTATCAAGAACGTCTTTGAATAATACTTCAGGAACAACTCGGCTATTCTTAGTAGTTGCGAAATCGATCTGTTGTTCTTCTTTGGGCTTCGCGCCCATCGAGTAATTCATTTTAAAATTAGCCGGAGATTTACCTTGAGCAACGTTTGCTAATTTAGTATACGCATAGAAAGATACGTCAGGATACTTCTTAGCTAAGGTATACGCATAGTTAAGGTATTCCGGTGAGAAGAAATCACCAGCATCATGCCAACGAATGATAAGTTTAGTTTCAGTACCTTTCTTCTTATCGACTTTTTTTAGCTTTTTATATTGTTCTTCGATCTCGTTTCCTAGCATATCCATGAATCCTTGCGGATCATTATACAAGAAGTTCAATAGCTTAGACTGTTCGAGTGATGGGCTCGTCCACCTGATATAGTCACCTTTCATTGCATAGCAATATGTCTGGCATTCGCCGGCGCCAGGACAAGTGTCAATGATCACGAACTCACCGGTATCTTCATCAACTGCTAGGCCTTTCAGAGCAGGAAGTCCAATGTTGTAAAACGCACTAGCAGTACCATCACTATGTTGCATCTTTTCATTTTGCTTGAGAACTTTTGCCGGACGTTTGGTAATCATAGCTCTTAGCTTTTCTAGATCATATTCTTTATTTGCTTCATCGACGATGGGAACATTCTTATTATGAATGTATGGCATATTGAACTTATCTTGTTTAGTCTTTTCACTCTTGCGAATCTTGCCGCCTGCTTTGTTGACCTTGCCTGTATCGGTACCTACAGTCCTGCTTAAGTATTTTGTTAATTCGTCTTTTGGAAAAGGTCTTGCGGGGGCCGCTAATTTTGCTTCGTCAATTTCTACTTCTTGTGGGTTTACCCCTGCACTGAGAAGAAAATCTTCAAGAGACATCGCCGGCAACCCACCCGAAACAGGTGTTTTTTGCTTGACAGGCCGAGAATTTTCACTTATGATATCTAAGATGTTACGAATATCCATTAACGGTTCCTTATATTATGAGAGTATTTATCTATGAATGATGGTGTCAAACGAATTGGTTTCGCATGTAAGTTTGCAGAAATCAATACTAAGGGTGAGATCGCTAGTGTCGATGGATTCAACACAGGCGGTACCACACTCGCATGGGCAAAACGTCAGAACAACTCACGTGTGGTCGAAGAAAAGATCCTAGATGTCGCAAAGCGTAACATCCTAAACACTCACGCACTCGTCAAAAAAATTGCGACTCTTCCTGTCGAACTACGCATGTTGCGTATCACCAGTGATATGTTGAGTTTCTACACGCATCCCGATTATCATTATTTTTGGTCGCGGCAAGATGTGCAAGACAGTCTAGCACGTTGGATGGCTCCGATTGGTGAGACTGCACGCAAGAACAGTGTCCGTCTATCATTTCATCCCGATCAATTTGTAGTCCTTGCTAGTGATCGCGAAGAAGTCGTAGAAAACAGTATCCGAGAATTCGAATATCATGTTGACATGGCACGTTGGATGGGCTATGGCAAGACTTTTCAGGACATGAAGATCAATGTTCATATCAGTGGTCGTCAGGGCCCCGACGGTATCAAGAAGGTAATGTCTCGACTAAGCCCCGAGGCTCGTAATTGCATCACTATCGAGAATGACGAGATGACTTGGGGTATCGATAGCAGTCTAGAACTCGCTGATACCTGCGCTCTCGTACTAGATATCCATCATCACTATGTAATGACTGGTGAATATATCGAACCCAATGACGACCGTATCAAGCGCGTGATCGATAGCTGGCGTGGTGTACGTCCTGTCATTCATTACAGTGTAAGTCGTGAAGAATATTTGTCATCACATCTTACTAATGAATTGCCTAACCTTCAACTTCTGCTAGAACAAGGGTTGAACAAGCAGAAGTTGCGGGCACATTCTGACTATATGTGGAATAAAGCAGTCAATGATTGGGCTAAAGGGCACTGGGATTGGGCAGATGTTATGGTGGAGGCAAAGGCCAAGAACCTAGCTAGCTTTAGATTGTATGATTATTGGAAGAGCTAAATTATATAACTCTGTTTCTTTCTTTATCTTACATATAACGCCAGTAGAGATACCTGTTAGTTTTGAAATTTCTCGTATTCGGTGATTGCTTTTTTCTAGCAAATCAAGTGCTAACCTTAGATTTTCGCCCCTGTTTTTATATTTTGCTACTATAATAGATAATTTTCTCTTGTCGGTGCAGGATATTTTTTTCCCATACATTCCGTTCCTTTCGCCTTTTTTAGCTTTTGATAAATTTTTACGCCAAACATCATTCCTAGGAATGCCTGCTAATGATTCTGATCTTTTCTTTAAGGTATCTTCACTTGGTTTCCAGCCTAATTTAGACGGAGGTTTTGTTCCGCCTTTATTAGCATTCCATCCTATGTTTTTTTCAGGTCTTAGTATTTCCTCTTGTCTGTAACAATTTTCTTTGGTGTCGGTCAACAATATTGTTTGGATTATTTTATCTTGATGTTTTTTGAGGACTCTACCGAAATAAGGATTTTTGTCGTTGCGGTTTTTAGAATCATTCTTATGCTCGTAAAGTCGTCTGGCTGGGTTATTAGAAACGCCTATGTACCCTTCCTTAGTGTAGTCAGTATGCTCTGGAAGATGAATCCAATAAAGATGGTGGGTATAAATAGTCATGCTGATCGCTCCTCTTAGCATTAGAGTAGTTGGGTATTTGCAGTACCGCGAACTACATCTTTATTTATCTTTTTGATTGACAACATATATACTATTATGATAGTATACATATATTAAGAAAGGTAATTAATGTTTAAAGCAATCAAAGACTGGATCAGTCCCCCTCCCCCACCTATCCCGGTTCCTGAACCCGAAGTAAAGAAAGAGCCCAAGGTTAAAAAGCCTGAATTAACTCCTAAGGAAAAGGCAACACTTGCAGGCGAGCCTTATATCTCTATCTTGAGTGTGGAGCTTGATCCTAACGATATCAACAATGGATCATTCGACTTAGATTGGAATGATAAGTTCGTGCTTAATCTAGTCAAGCAGGGATATAAGTTCTCACCTAAAGATACTGATTCAATGATCGTTGATCGTTGGTTCCAGACCGTGTGCAGGAATATCGCTTTAGAAGTGTATGAGCAAGAGATTGCTGATCCTGAAAAGCGTGAATCAGAACTACGTATCATTAGACAACGTGATATTGGTGGCGGATTTACTGAGGTAAGTTGATGAAGAAAATGTTTGACCGACCAATTGAACTTGATGCTCCAGATTTCGTAATTCCATTACGAAATATTCAAAGTCCTACGGACATATATAATTTTTGCAGAACTAACAATATTTCTCATTTTGGATATGGGTTTAGGTTTGTTCGTAACAGTTATTTAACCAAACAGCTTAAATTTGGATTTAGTGCCCCAGAACCAAATGTAAAGGCTATTCAAAAAGGTGAACGGTTGGTTCGGCAAATTGCTTGGCTTCCAGGCTGGAATGTTAATGTGTCAAGTTCTCATGGATTTGAATTTTGGCACGGTTGCACCTCTTTGATTAATCAAGAAATTCTCCCCAAAGATACAAATTACACTGATATTGAAATTGCAATTTGGTCGGTTGACAAACGTACTAACATCTCGGGATACCCGTTAACTAGAAAAGAACTTGCAGCATATACTGAAAGCGAGTTGTGTGAACAGTATGTCGAACATCACGGCCGTCTCCCGCATTTAAACATTGTAGATCCTACCCTAAATAAAACATATCGGGGGTTGAGAAAAAGCACCTTTTTAGACTTGTTTGAAATCGGATAAAAAGACTTGACACCTATCCATTAAGTGCGTGTATTAAAAATTGAACACAGAAATGAAAGTTTAATTGATATGCAAATTCGTCCTACTTGTATTAATCACGGCTGCAATCGCCCAGTTGCTAATGACGGAAGTCGCTGGAGGCCTACCTGTTATCGATGCCATAAAGCAGGGTATGGGAAAGGTACTTTTGCTTTCGGCGTTACCCCATTTCGAACCGGTTATTGCACTAACACTGATAGTCATTTGGGTTTTCCGTGCGCTATTGATTACAAAAAGGCACCGTGGGTAATAGGCAAAACGCACATTGATCATATTGACGGTAACCATTTAAATAATATTCTAGAAAATGTGGTTGAACTTTGTCCTCTCTGTCATCAATACAAAGGTATGCTTACCGGTGACTTTAAGAATCAAGGCGTGTATCACTACAACAAAAAATAATGGTTGACATTCAGCCTAATCCTTGCTATAATATGCGTATAAATAGAGAAAGCCTCATATGAAATATGCACTGATCGACACGGCTAATACCTTCTTTCGCGCTAGGCACGTTGCGTCTCGCAACACTGACACGTGGGAAAAAGTAGGAATGGCGATGCACCTTACATTGTCGTCTGTCAATCAGATGGTACGTAAGTTTGGCATCGATCATGTCGTGTTCTGTCTCGAGGGTCGTTCTTGGCGTAAGGACTTCTACAAGCCATACAAGGCTAATCGAGTAAAAACTGACGCGACCGAGGCTGAGATCGAAGAAAATCAGATGTTCTGGGAAACGTACGAATCGTTTACTACGTTCATTCGTGAGCGCACAAACGCTAGCTTACTACGTCATCCTACTGCTGAAGCAGATGACCTCATCGCCCGCTTCATCGCACTGCACCCCGAAGACGAGCATTTCATTATTTCTTCCGACACTGACTTTGTTCAACTGATCGCACCTAACGTAAAGCAGTACAACGGTGTTGCTGGTCAGTTGATCACACTTGAGGGTTACTTCGATGATCGCGGTAAGCCTGTCAAAGATAAGAAGACTAAGGAACCTAAATTGCTTGAGGATCCTGAATATCTATTGTTCAAGAAAATCATTCGTGGTGATGCATCTGACAACGTGTTCTCTGCATATCCTGGTGTTCGTGAGAAGGGCACAAAGAATAAGATCGGCATTGTCGAAGCATATGCTGATCGCAACAAACAGGGCTTTAATTGGAACAATCTGATGTTGCAAAGCTGGATTGACCACGATGGCGCTGAGCATCGAGTTAGGGATGATTACGCGCGTAATCGTACCCTGATCGATCTGACAGCACAACCGCAAGAAATTAAAGATATGGTTGATCAATCAATACGCACAGGAGTAAAGACCGAACATGTACCGCAAGTCGGCGTGCAACTTATGAAATTCTGCGGTAAGTATGAGCTTACTAAAATAAGCGAGCAAGCCGAGACTTATTCTAAGTGGCTCAACAACACCTACAAGGGAGTTTTGCTTGACGAGTCGGTATGATGACGGCCGTTACTCGCGAAGTCATACACTTTGGATGCGCATCGGCGGACTGTGGGTATATAAAACAGATACACGGATGCATGAAGTTTGGCATGCCGACATTGCGATAGAAAAAACGCCTGATGGTAAGTTCAAGTATTTCAAACATCGCGGAGGCGACCTACGATTTCTGAATGAAGAAGAATTAAAAAAAATGTCCTGGATTGTTCTTACTGCGGAGAGAATATGCAATGAACCAGATTGAACTTCTGTGCAAAGACTGTAAGTATTCTTTCGTTTCATTAGGTAACCTATTTTTTACATTTGGGTTTCCTACTTCGGATATGCATCGATGTCGCAAAGCGTTTAAGCCTAATAGGGTCGTTTTTGACCCCGTATACGGCAATCAAAATGTCAAAGGTACATATCGTTCTTGTAATTCAAACAGGGCAAACTATGGGGATTGCAAGCCCGCAGCAATCATGTGGGCACCAAAGCACAAGAAAGATTTATTTAAAATGTTGACAAAGGAAACACACCATGACTGATCTAATCGCGAAAACAATCGTCAAAGACCAATTTTGGATCGTTACGGATGGTACTAAAAAGGTAGGAAATATCGAAGCTAATAACTCTGGTTACGGTGTTCAACTTAACGGACATTTGTTCCAGTTTGACAATGCAGTCGAGTTAAAGAAAAAGACTAGGATTCGTTTCGACCCTATCAAGTCAGATCGTACGAAGATATCTCTGCCCTACCCTGAATATCCTACGCCAGAACATGTATATAATTCTATTTTTGACATCACGCGTGGCTTACATCTGTTTACTACCTCTACGAAAAGTAAATGTTTACACGCTGCAGGATGGTTCTTGTTAGAGCAGAACGGAATCAAGACAGTCATGTTCTGCCCAAAGTATATTTTCATTCAACGTTACCCATATGAGGGTCCGTTTAAAACGGAAACTGAAGCTCTTAATAAGATAAATATCTAGCGATGTTCCTTCATATAAAGCGATTCATGGAAAAGATGACAGTAGTCGAAACAAAGAATGCCAAAGATGTGGTTATTCCGATCGCCGAAGCACGTGGATTGCGAGATGAGCTTACTAAGCTATTAGCGGAACTGTACGAGCATAGTACGAAACATGATGAAGATCGAAAAAATGAAGTGTTTGAGATACAAATAAGAGGAGGTTCATTTAAATGAATGATCTAAATGTCTAGAAATCAACCTAATATTTTGCTCGAACATGTAGATAGACAGACCTATAAATGTGATCAGATTGTAGAGGCTGCTGGAATATGGGCTGTATTTCTTGATGGTCAACCCATCAATCTCAAGTCATCACATTACCTCACTAACGATTCTGCTCCCAAGTATAAAAAGACTAGTTTCTCAAATCCTGGTCATGCTAGGAACCTATGTCGCAAGCTGAATGCACAGTTTAAGACTGACAAGTTTACTGTTTGTTTTTTAAACCAAGGTAGAACGGTTTACCCAGAATCCATCACTGATGAGTAGGTAATCCGATTGTGACCTATCCCAAATCGAAGACAGAGATAGTAAAAACTATCTTAGCGGCGATAGGTGACGACCCCGATAATCCTTGGAAAAATATACCAGTGGATAAACTTGTGTTCTCTTGGTTTATTAGCGGGCGTACGGGATCTGGATTACGACTAACAGTAGAAGGATCAAAAGCTTTCGCATATGCACAGATCGCACACTACGATTTTCCAGTTGACAATAGTGGACAAGTTTGGACGGCAGCGGCGTGGGAGAGGTATTCAGTTTTCGTCAACAAGAAACTACACTGTCCATATTTTATTTCTTCTAGCATAGAACAACAACATCTACGTGTATGGGTATATGATCATCGTATCGCGATGATGCTAGGTTTGTTTGGGTCACTAACTGAATATGTCGAATCTGTCATAGCATAATTAACCCGAACCAGTTTACTTACACTAAATAGTATCGTAGACTGACACTGTAGTCGATCTACTACCACACACACAGAAAGGAATACTATGTTTAAAACTTTAATCAACAACACCGTTGAATCGGTGCAGGCAATGCAAAAGATTGCCATTGACTCTTTTGTCAAACACGAACCCCTTGCTAATTCATTCAACAAATTCGTAGATGCACAAACCGTGTATACCAAGAATGCCGTTACAGCCATGTCTGAAGCCGGGTCTTCACTTTTTCAGTTAATTACTGATAAGGATTTTTATACTGATTTGGTTAATACTGCCCAAGAAAGCGTAAAAACTGTTTTGCCTAAAAAAGAAAAGCAAAATGATTAAGCAGTTTTTCAAACGGGCACTAGAGTTTTACCTCCGTGGATTGATAATCAACGGAGAGAATCAGGCTTTTATGCATCAAGCGATGTGGTCAGAGTCAAAGAAAATTTTTAACCAAGGCACAAAGAAAGATAATTAAAATAATGACTACTTATAAAGCAACTCAACTGACAAGTTGCGCCGGAGGCACTGTTATGGGTGCTATATGCGTATACATGTTATTTGTTTTCACAAGCCTAATATATTAAGGAGAAGACTTAAGTGGAACTTCCAAAATTTCCTGAATTCCGAACAACAAAGAACGGATATGAGATCCGTGCTGACGTACTAGAGATGGCGAAGCAATTAGTTACTGAAGAATATCATGCCAAATACATGGGATGGGAAGTATCTCGGGAACGTGATCCAAAAACTGGTCAAATTGTGACTAAGGTTGCAGCTCCAGAATTTCCAGGGCTCGATAAGGTCCTAGAAGCTGCACAGAAGATGTATGACTTCGTGAATAACAAGAAGTCTTCCGAATAAATTTACTCCAGCCATACCCTATCAGGCAATGCCTGATAGGGTGGTAAAAGAATTTCTTTAATGGGTCGTTTTTGGTTGACATTCTGAATCTCCTTTGCTATATTTAAGATCATAGATTGAAGCAAAGGACTAGCAAATGGCTCGTTATCAGGCTCCGAAGATTTCTTATTCGACTGACGAAGTGTTTGCCGCTGCTTGTGCAGCACAGCGCATCAACGGCGAATATCTTAAGGACGACAAGATTCTGTATGATACTGATGGGCATGTCGAGAAGGTTGAGAAGATCGCTAACAAGAAGCTGACTTCTCAGTTTCTTCGCGGTGACTTTGACATCAACGATGAGGACCGTGCACTGGGACAAGAAGTGCGTCAGTACTGTAACTCCCTGACGTTCAAGATCCTGCAGGGAAAGACTCTGAGTGATTTTGAGCAAGTTATGCTCAGTGTTGCTGACAAAGAGACTGTTGACAGCTTCTACGAGATTGCTGTTGTTTCGTCTCTCCCTGCTTCGTATGAGCGTTATAAAGCTCGTGCAGAAACTGATCGCCGTGTCCGTGACACGAATGGTTTTGTTGGTGACATGGGTGATAGGGTTGATCTCAAAGTTAACGTAGTGAAGTGTTTTTATTCTCGTAACTGGAACGTATATTTCATTACTGCGATCACTGAAAATAATAAGTCTGTGTTTTTCAGCAGCCGTAATCAGATTGATATCGGCAAGTCGCTGAATGTTAGGGGTACTGTTAAGTCTCATTGTGATGGGTCTTCTCAGCTTTCCCGTGTTAAGGTTCTCTGAACCTTAAAGTGGGTGTTCGTCAAACACGAATGGTCTTTCGTAAAGTGGGTCTCCCTTTAAAGGGTTGTAAATTCCCTAAGTGGACTGTTTGACGAACACCCAACTATCATTTATATTATTAAAACAGCCATGAACAACAGCAAAGAAAACACATTTAGGGCCTTGCGTGATGAGGAATTGCTTGTGAGCAGTTTTTGGTGTAGGTTTGGTTGGCACAGTTGGACCAAATATCGTGAACCTGAAAAAGTCCGCGAAAATGTATACGTTCCGAGTCATATCCAGGAACGTCGATGCGCCTCGTGCAATAAGCTTAATCGCTGGCGCATACCCGATCTTTGAACTTGACATCAACCTAATTTGATAGTATACTATAATTCAAGGAGCACTCATGTCGGCATCGTGGATTAACGCACTCAACAGTAGCGATTCTCGCATTCACAAAGAACACATTATCAGTCAGGCGCTAACAGCAGCATTACTTGGCAACACAACTGCTAAGTTTTTTCTTAATATGCTGAAGCTTTGTTATGATCCATACATCGTGTTTGGGGTAAGACAGATACCAGAAACTTTTGGAATTACTGATGCAGAAAACCCTTGGGACGAGTTTGGCGATCTTACTGTAAAGCTCGGCACTCGTGAACTCACCGGACATGATGCACGTGACGCTATCCAAACAATGGCAGACCGATTCGACAGTGACGAGTGGAATACTTTTCTTGCTCCCGTTTTGCGGCGCGACATACGCTGTGGCATATCGTCAACCACAATCAACAAAGTTTGCAAAAAGACAGAGTACGAAATTTCAGTTTTTGGGTGTCAACTGGCAACCAATTCTGAAGGCAGACCCGAGATGACCGGTATCAAACGTCTCGAACCTAAACTTGATGGCTGTTTAAGTTCAGATTGGGTAGTTGAGTTTGAAGATGGCAGTAAAGTCACAATCAAGGAAGTAGTTGACAACAAATTAGCAGGTAAGGTCAAATCATACAATATGATTACCGGTAAGGTCGAATTTAACGAAATTACCGGCTGGGCGGTGGACGGAATTGATGACTCGGTCGATGATTATGAATGGTACGAGATAACATTAGAGAACGGTAAAACTTTGCCACCGCTAACGGGTAATCATTTGGTCTATCTTCCTAAGTTAAAATGCTATCGTAGAGTAGACTTGCTAACTGACAATGATGAATTATTAGAGCACATTTAACCATCTAATTTCTGCTACAGGCATAAATAACTATTATAGGAGATTATTATGCCGGTATGTCATATATGTGGAAAAATAGTGAGGAACATTGACTATCACCTAATAGGTGAACAGTATAAGGATAAGATCAGTGATATGATACTAGCAGGATATTCTATCTTGTACCTATCCAAGAATTCGTTGACCTTATTCGGAGAGAAAATATCATATGACATGATATCTACAACCTGCAAGCACCACGGTATTAAAATACCCAGTTTAAAAGATACTGCAAACAGTAGAATAACACGAGATTTGTATAAGTCTACTGTAGAAAAAACATATGGTCATGGAATAACCAATGTATCTCAATCCAAACTAATCAAAGAAAAGAAAAATAATACAAACTTAGATAGGTATGGAGTAATAAATCCGTTTCAACGAGAAGAAGTAAAGCAAAAATCAAAAGAAACCCTATATAAAAAATACGGAGTTCTTAACCCAGTTGAACTGCCATAGTATACCAAAAACAATGGGAGATTCTCTAAACCTCACAAAAAAATATCAGATTTCCTACATACTCTGACTATAGAACACGACAATGACAAAGCTGGTCTATTTAGAAAATTTAATGACGAGTTAAAAAGAACGTATTCACCTATCCCTGATATTTTTATTCCTGATAAAAATGTCGTAATAGAAATATTCGGTGATAGATGGCACATGAATCCAAGAATATACCACGAGTCTGATGTTGTCGTGTTTTTTGACGGTCCGTGTACGGCCGCTGAGGTCTGGTTAGGTGATGAAATACGAAATAACCATATCCGCTATTTTGGGGTTGACATAATTGTAATTTGGGAATATGATATCAAATATCACTTTGAAGACATCAAACTAATGCTAACTGAAAGATTGACATGACCACCCTAAAAATCAAAAGTATTAAAAAACTACCTCCAACCAAAATGGCACGGTATGACATACAAGTAAAGAATACCGAAAACTTTTTTGCAAATGGGGTGCTAGTCCACAACTGCCGTGTTCTACTAGTAGTGCAAGTTCTTGACAGCGGGGCACATGTCACATGCTATAGCCGTAATGGTAAGGTATTTGAAAACTTTAACCACATCGAAAAACAAGTACTTGATAACTTACCTGAAATGATTGCTGCTAGGCATGAGGTAGGAGGCCTTGGGGCAGACCTAACTCTTGGATTTGTGCTTGATGGTGAAGTTGTGGGTAATAGTTTTCAAGAACTGATGCGCCAGGCTCGTCGTAAAGAAAATGTTGCGAGCGAGGACAGTGTGTTTCACGTATTTGACATTATTCCTATTCTTGATTTTAGCAGGGGATACTGGAACGCATCCCTGACCAAACGTCTCGCATTGCTTGACGCAATGAAGTCTGCCATTGACAAGATGTCCAACCTAGAATTACTTCCACATCTACTTGTTGATCTTACTACACTCGAGGGCAGAAATCAGCTTGATCGTTATGCAAAAGATATGGTTACTGCTGGATTTGAGGGCATCATGATCAAGGATCTTGCGACCTCGTATGAATGTAAGCGTAACACCGCCTGGATGAAGTACAAGCCCGTGCATGATTACGACCTCACTGTAATCGGTGTGGAATCCGGTACCGGAAAGAACAAGGACAGAATGGGAGCATTGGTCTGTGAAGGAATGGACGACGGAAAACACATTGTAGTCAATGTGGGTAGCGGGTTTACTGATGCTGAACGACAAGAATATTGGGATAACCGAAACGATCTGATCGGGCGATCGGTGGTAATTATGGCAGATGCGATAACTCTTAATCAAAACGGCACTTATAGTCTACGTTTTCCTAGATTTAAATCATTTCGATATGACAAGTGAGGAACTAAAATGTCTGGTTTAAATATTATTTTCGAAGAACTACCTCAACGCTGCGAAGGTTGTGGTATTATTGCAGAGACTCGACCGTTTGGCATCAATCATGAAGAAATCTGCTTTGATTGTGCTATGAAGGATGAAGCGGTTACCCAGATACGCATGAAGGAGTTTTTGTTTGGTGACGAAGAATGAACGAGAACACTGACAATATAGAAGGTTGGGAAGAAGATCCAGTCGATTACCTAGAACTTCAAAAGATGGTCGGTAAGAAATATGTTTTCGAAGACGGTGACAGTATTGAGATCGTGCAGATCAAACGTAGAGAGACTGGTCCATGGGTAACATATCATGTTCAGCAAGGACCGGGTATTCCCAGAAAGTTGTTGATGATGCTCGACGAATTTCATATTACATATGGTCATCTGTTTTAAATCCAACAGAAACAGAAAATTAGACTAAATAGCTAATGACACTTTATGCATACAAATGGACTCGCCTATCTACAGACAAATGGTATGTAGGATCCCTCACTATGGCCGTGACCTATCCAAAATTTGGATATCGTTGCTCCAGCAGGGAAAACACAAATGATATTTAATGCCATCGTACTGCTAGTTGCCCTGTTTATTTCCGCAATTAGTGCTTTCTATTCCATCACTGGTTTGGCCGTCATCTTTTCAGCGGCAGCAGTGCCAGTGATGGTTATGGGAAGTGCATTAGAGTTAGGTAAAATCACGGCGGTGGTATGGCTTCACAAATACTGGACCAAAGCCGGATGGGCGCTGAAATCGTATCTAGTGCTGGCAGTTGTGTCATTGATGCTAATCACCTCTATGGGGACATATGGATATTTGGCAAAGGCTCACAGTGACCAGACTTTAGTAAGTGGCGACACCGCTGCTAAAGTTGAGCTAGTTGATGAAAAGATCAAGATTTCGCGCGAAAACATTGCCATGAGCCAAAAGGCTCTTGAGCAAATGAACAGTCAGGTTGATCAGTTATTGGGTAGAACCGACGATGACAGGGGTGCTAATCGTGCGATTCAGGTTCGTAGGCAACAAGCCACCGAACGCAATCGATTAATACAAGAGATAGAAGCTGAACAAGCTGAAATAGCAAAACTTAACGAAGAAGTTGCGCCCATTCGTGCCGAGATTCGCAAAGTTGAGGCCGAAATAGGTCCGATCAAGTACATCGCCGCAATGATATACGGTGACGACCCAGATACTAATTTATTAGAACGCGCGGTACGTTGGGTTATCATTCTTCTCGTACTAGTGTTTGATCCACTGGCGCTTGCACTTATGGTAGCTGCACAGAGCAGCTATAAATGGTTAAATGAAGATTTAGCAAAAAATCAAAATGAAGATAAATCCACAGATAGTATAGAAGTTTTGCCATCCGCAGAACAGTCTAAACCTAAAGTTCAGGAGGATGTTGTTCCGAAGGAAGAAAAAACGGAATCACTAGAACACGAACTTCTAAAAACAACCGAGATAGAATTAATACCAGAGCCGGTATTAATTATAAACGATATTTTCCCTTATGCAGAGGATGCATACAATGATGCTAAACCTATACCAGAGCGCAATGAAGCGCTACCTGTTGATTTCGATGAACCAATTAGAGAAGAGCCTGACGAAACATCTTTGGCCGTCTCAGGTAAAGATGTGGAACGATTGGGTGAGCCTAAAAACGAAACTGAAAAACGACATAGACTAGCAGAACCCAGCATCAAGACTGAAGGGGTAACTTTACGGTCTACCGGTGGTGACTATGTAGAATATGACGGAAAATCTATGAGTACAGCAGCACTAAAGACGATGCGCCCTGATTTATTTGCCATTGTTGCGGATATAGATCATCCTATCAATACTAATTTTGGAACACAGTTTCCCAAGATTGCACAAAAAGGAGACGTGTTTGTGCGTGTAGATATGTTACCGAATCGTGTTTATAAGTTTGATAGCTATAAATGGATAGAAATTAACAAAGAACAATCTGATTCTTATTTGTATGATGATGCTTATATAAAACACCTTATTGCCCAAATCGAACGAGGCGAATATGATGTTGACTTGCTGACCGAAAACGAAAAGTTACAAATAGAAGAATACATCAAAAAAGATACCTAGGCAGTTTCAGTCATCAAAGAGTAGAGTAAAATAATGCCAGATAAACTTCAGTATTGTTCTTTCTGCGGGACGCACAAAGACAATGTAACTAAATTGATTGTGGGCGACGACGCGGCTATATGCAGCGATTGCATTGCATTATGTAACCAACTTGTTATCAACGAGCAAGCAGAGGAACCAGTAGCCGCTGAACCTGAAAGTTTTGATGCATATAGTATTAAGAAACATTTAGATCAACATGTTATTGGCCAAGACGCTGCTAAAGAAGTGTTGGCAGTTGCTATAGCTAATCATTATAAAAGAATCACATATCCGTCAACCGACCTAGAGATTCGAAAAGGAAATGTATTGCTTGTTGGTCCTACAGGATCCGGCAAGACCTTGATCGCCCGAGCAGTTGCGAAGTATCTAAGTGTTCCGTTCGTGGTTGCTGACGCGACTAGTTTAACTGAATCAGGGTATGTTGGCGAAGACGTAGAAAGTATGATTAGTATGCTCTTGGCTAGTGCAGGCGGTGATGTTGCATTAGCAGAGAGAGGTATCGTCTTCATAGATGAGATTGACAAGGTGTCACGTAAAAGTGAAAATGCTTCTGTTACGCGCGACGTAAGCGGAGAAGGCGTTCAGCAAGCACTATTGAAGATGATCGAAGGGACGACGTGCCGTGTGCCAGTAACCGGCAAACGCAAGAATCCACAAGGAGATATGATTGAGGTCGACACTAAAAATATTCTCTTTATTGCCGGAGGCGCCTTTACGGGCCTTGATCTTATAATCAAAAATAGAATTCAGGGTGCTTCGATCGGGTTCGTGCAAAATATAAAGACTAAGGATAAGAAAAGTAGTGCTGTCACTCCAGATGATCTGATCAAATTTGGAATGATTCCTGAATTTATCGGCAGATTCACTACGACTGTTGCATTGAACGAACTTACAGTAGACGAATTGATTTTGGTACTGACCTCAGTAAAAAACAATTTTATCGACCAATTCACGCATCTATTTAAGATAGACAACATTAAATTGTCTTTCACTGACGAAGCTATAGCACAGCTTGCGCAGCGGTGTATAGAGTTAAACGTTGGGGCGCGTGGTCTTCATACTGAGATAGAGCGAGTATTGATGCCAGCGATGTTCCACGTTAGCAAGTTTAGAGAACACGGGGTCACTGAATTAATAATCACTACTGAACACATCAAGGATCCTAGTTTAGTAATAGCAAAATATCTTTTACCTAAAACTGGTGTTTGACTCGAAAAGCAAATAACTTGACCCAAAATACTTTACAACTACCGAAATTTCTTGTATAAATAACACAGTAGGGTGCTTTTAAAGGCTCTACTGTCATTATTTGCTTAAAGGAGAAATAATATGACTAATTCACAACTAACCCTTCGTTCTTTGGATATTCCGAACTTGCATAAATTTGGAATTGGATTTGATAACATCTTTGATGAACTATCGCGAATCAATGCACAACAAGCAAATGCTCCCAACTACCCTCCATATAATATCATAAAGCACGATGAAGATCACTTTTCTATCGCGCTAGCTATTGCAGGATTTACGCCAGAAGATGTTTCCATCACGCTAGAGAAGAAAATTCTTACAATCAAGGGCGAGCAACGTCAACCCCTAGATGATTTAGAAAAAGAAACTGAATACTTGCACCGGGGTATTTCGGCGCGTAACTTTGTTCGTACTTTTACGATTGCAGAACATGTTGAAGTGATAAGTGCGGAAGCAGAACACGGCATCCTCAATATAAACTTGAAGCGTGAAATACCTGAAGAGCAAAAACCAAAGAATATACCTATACAGCAGAAATAATATACTACACACAACAACCGTGCTAGCAGTCATTGACTGCTAGCACATTTAAAGGAAGATAATAATGTCAGCGAACACAGATACCCGTAGCAAGATCAAGCCTAATATTGCCTTAAAGGAGCCGCCGCTTTTTAGGATCATCTACATCAACGATGAGGTGACCTCGATGGAATTTGTGGTCGGGTCACTGATAGACTATTTCAATTATAACCCAGATACTGCTAGTCACATCACGACTGAAATACATGAAAAGGGCAGTGCAATCGTTGCTGTTCTACCTTATGAGATTGCGGAACAGCGCGGCATTGAAGTTACGCTTGATGCTCGTGCCCAAGGGTATCCGCTTCAAGTTAAGGTTGAAGCCGACAGTTAGTATATTGCGGCTCTGAGTCTAAAATTCAGAGCCGCAAATTCTTATAGATTTGTTGTAGCGACAGAATGCCTCTTTCATGATGACTCACACAACTAATGTGATTCTTTTTGCCCAATAGGGATTCTTACTTAAATAAGGATTATTGACAAAGTTGATATCATTGATATAGGTATCAACAGTTTTGCGGTAAGTACCAAATACCCAGTGAGTGACTTTATGTTCAGTATCGCTACCTAGTACCTCTTTAAGAGGTATTTGATCATTCATTTGGTGAGGAGCCTCACCAAAATAAAGTTCTTCCAACGGTACCGCATTCGATATCACTATTATGTTTTTGACATCTAAGTGTTTTTGCAGTTTTTCAATCGACTTGCGAAGATAGAACATATCTTCGTCTCTGGCTACCGTTCTTACTGTTTCTCCGATCGTTGATGTGTCTCCCGAATCGGCCCAGCCATTCGAGCCTAGCAAGGCAATACCATCAATAATAGCTACTTGTTGATGCAACAAACAGATATTAGGAATACTACCTGCAATAGCAATAAGTTCTTTTGTTTTAGTAGAAATATCGACTGCATCAACATATTCGAGTGGACCAGGAACATAAAACACGCCTTGGTAAAATCTGCTAAGATGAGAGAGTGTTTGTATGATCGTTCGTAGATCAGAACTAACATTACCTGCTATAATACAATACAAACTGGTCGCTTTGTTTTCCCAATTAAAATGGTCATCGGGCGCAAGATGCAGGTCGCCTATTATGTCAAAGCCAATGTCTTGCATAAAATATATTTTATTTAGCTATGTTTAACTTTGGCTTACGACTGGTTGTTTTTTTACCTGTTGCTTTCTTAGTTTTCGTTTTTTCTTGCGCGGGTTCTACTTCTTCTACTGTTGCAGGCTCGTTTACTTCAGTTACGGGTTCAACTTTTGCGGAAGCAACAGTAGCCGTAAATTTAGTTAGCAGCTTTTTCAAAAATAACATCATGAATCTCCTATTGTTGATATTCTGCTAGTATTTATGATTGTTTAATATTTGATTAGAATAAATACTTCATGCGTGATCTTCTTGATAAAATTGAAACTCTAGCCGAAAGTACTGGCCTTGCTGGTAGGAAAGCCGGTGCTGTATTTCGTAATTCAGCCGGCGAAGAAATCATATTTGACAAACTTGAGTTCTTTCCAGAAAAAATCGGAAGATATACTCCTGAACAATTAGATCATGTGTTGTTAGATATCAATAGTCAGACTGATCATAATATTCAATGGATGAATACTCGCACTATTAGAATGGGAGGATTTGCGCTCGCTACGTTCACCGGTACAGACGGTCCTTTGTATTTCGGTAGATATCTAGAACAGATCAAGCCAAATTTCACAGACAACTATGTTCCCAATTTAGTAGGAGACTATAAATTAGCTAGCAAATCGGCTGAGAAGGCTCAAGCTGGCTTGAGCCCTCAGGATCTATTGACAAATAAAAATGATTTGACTGCTAACGACATCCTTAAGCAATTGGCCGAGAAATTGGGTACCGATAATATATTATATGACGTTACATACCGATTAGTAGCAGGTGAACCCCTTCCGATGACGTTTGACGCACCCGAGAATCTTAGCTTCTCTGCATTTAGAGATTATTTTTGTGAGATATTGCAGCCGATCGCATTGCAGATGGGGCAATACGAAGGTAATGCAGGAGAAGCTGCTGAAATTTTTCTAAATGGAAATTTTAAAAACACCCTTATCTCGTTTGATTCTACGAAAACTGCTGGACTAAGCGATAGCATCATGACCAGTGATGAAGGCAAGTCGATCAAGGTCAGTACTAAAGGTGGCAAAGGAGCTACTGCGAGTACGACTAATCTAATCAACAGCGTTGACGAATTATCTCAGACTGAAGGGGGCAATAAATTACGTGAAAAATATGCTGACACGATTGAGATTATACGCGAGATAAAACGTCGGGGCCAAGCACTCGCGCCTATCTATTTGGGACTGAAATTTGACATCATCGATGAAACAGATGCTAGGATGATATTATCACTCAAGAATGATAGTCCTTTGACAATGAGTGAATTAGATAATCTCGGGTTATCTGACAATCTGCTAAAGCTAGCACAGACCAGAAAATCATTGGATAGAGACAAAGTTAATTTTTACTATCTCTTGCTTGCTGCTGTAGCCCATAAAGCAGCAGAGGAAGTCAACGAGAAAACTGACTTCAGCAAAGCTGCGGCAGACATCCTCAATCAAGGGGCGTTGATTCAGGTTTATACTAAAGCTAAAGAAAGCAAAGGTCAATGGACTCTTGACGAATTCAACACAGTCTACCCAGGTGATAGTATCAAGGGTGTTTATCTTTCGGCAAGCAAGACATATTACAGTACAGGCATCAAGGGAAACTTCACATTTAAGATCGACAGCGGCAAGGGCGTAGCCAAAGATCAACCTATTATAGATGCCGAGATAGGTAGAGAAAAGCGTATTCCCACTTCATCTGAGTTTACCAAACAAGCAGCCGACATTGCCCTTGGTAGAAAAAAGCCAAAAGAAAAGCGCATATCTACTATGGGAAATGTTGGACGTTCATTACGAAAGTAATAACACTTTTGTTTATCCCAAAGTCATTGACATTGTGGTTGCGATGAAGTAACATACACTTACATTAACAATGAAGGTAAAAAAAATATGTCTAACTTAGTTCCAATGGTAATCGAACAGTCCAGTCGTGGCGAAAGAGTAATGGATATCTACAGTCGATTACTAAAGGACCGGGTGATTCTTTTAGAGGGGGAAGTCAATGATTATATGGCTAATCTCATCGTTGCGCAATTGCTCTATCTTGAATCAGAAAATCCCTCCGCCGACATCTCACTTTACATCAACAGCCCAGGTGGTTCGGTGACTGCTGGATTAGCTATTCTTGATGCTATGCAATTTGTCAAGTCAGACATTTCTACTATCGCAATCGGAAGTGTCTGTTCAATGGGATCACTTCTAGCAAGTTCCGGCACCAAAGGAAAGAGATTCATTCTTCCTAGGGCTCGCCACATGGTGCACTCTGTGTCCGGCGGTTCTCGTGGCACGATATGGGACGCTGAAATTCAAATGGAAGAAATGGTTCGATTGAATAATCTTCTCACTGAGATTTATGCAACTAATACTGGCAAGACCGTCGAAGAACTTAAGATTGCTATGGCACGTGACAACTATATGGACGCTCAAGCATCTGTCGAGTTTGGACTAGCGGATAAGGTTCTTGTTTCTCGATAAAAGTGATATACCCATTAGTGTTATTTCGAGAAAAAGAATTAGCTAAAGTCAGCATTTCCTGAATTCTAATGGTTACTGATTTGGGCGGTAACCTGAACCAAAATAATTATTATTTTGGCAAAAAAAAGTTGACTTCGGCTATCTATTTTGCTATATTAAATTATAAGCTGAGAAATAGGAAATGATCATGAACTACGAACTGACCGATGAAACCATCGAACATACCGGTACCACCCTGCATCGCATTCGTGCGCTTGTAGATATGCCTATTCATGATGTTAAGGCTGGTGATTTTGGTGGCTTTATCGAAAAATTCGAGAACCTCCAAGAGAACGCTTGGGTCTCTGGCAATGCTAAGGTCTATGACGATGCTGTGGTCTCTGGCAATGCTAGGGTCTCTGGCAATGCTTGGGTCTTTGGCAATGCTTGGGTCTTTGGCAATGCTAGGGTCTCTGGCAATGCTTGGGTCTCTGGCTATGCTAGGGTCTCTGGCAATGCTAGGGTCTCTGGCAATGCTAGGGTCTCTGGCAATGCTTGGGTCTCTGAATAACAGTTGCTTTATTCTCATAAAGAGTCTATATTAAATTATAGGATCAATTAAAGGAACTTATGATATGTCTCTGGATGTTTATCTGACTGCTGTTCGTCCCACAGAAGTGTACAGCCGTAATATCACCCACAATCTGAACAAGATGGCCGAAGCTGCGGGCATTTATATGCATCTGTGGCGTCCCGAAGAAATTGGCATCGAAAAGGCCGAGCAACTGATCGCGCCGCTGACTGAGGGGCTGGAGAAGCTGAAGGCCGAACCTGAACACTATAAGCAGTTCAATGCGCCTAACGGCTGGGGAATGTATGAGCATTTCGTTCCGTTCGTGGAGGACTATCTGGAGGCTTGTGTGGGTAATCCTGATGCCGAAGTCCGGGCGCATCGTTGATGGAGGCCATAATTAACTTTATTATCCGCAATTGTTTGAACGGTGGAATGGTTATCGCAATCCTAGTATTAGCGATAACCATTTGGATCTCAATCAGCGCGCAATAAGTTTACTTTTTAATACTACGGAACAATACCTCATGACCTTACTAGAAATCGTTCTTACCGTGATAACTATTGCTATTCTTTTTGGCTTCTTTCATTGGGCTGATAGTCGCGGACAAGATGAATCTCAGGACAAAGAATAATACTGTTGCTTTAATTCGGCGCGGCGTTGATATTTAACCTCTAAAAATAATTCGCTCTTAGTTGAAAAATAGGTGACATAAGTTATGTTGAATATAGACCATCAAGCTGAGATGTGGGCGGTTCTCTGTGAACCGCCCGAGCAGTTCAACGACCTGATACGCCATTTCGATACAGTAGAATTCAAGAAAAAGTTCAACAGAACTTCGTTTACTTGGAATACTATCGATATAGATATAGTGATGCGCAAGTTTCATATCGCATGTATCGAATATGCCTTAGCTAAGGCGAGAAAAGTACAACCAACTATTCTGCCTGATTACTGGCAACCGGTAGAAGATGCCTGTCGACAGGTCATCGATGCCTTGAATGGTAATGGTGATTTGGCTGCTGCTAGTGCTGCTAATGCTGCTGCTGATGCTGCTGCTAATGCTGCTGCTGCTGTTAATGCTGCTTATGCTGCTCGTGCTGCTGCTTATGCTGCTCGTGCTGCTGCTCGTGCTGCTTATGCTGCTGCTCGTGCTGCTGCTTATGCTGCTCGTGCTGCTGCTCGTGCTGCTTATGCTGCTGCTCGTGCTGCTGCTTATGCTGCTGCTGCTGATGCTGCTCGTGCTGCTGCTGCTGATGCTGCTCGGGC